AGGCTCCAGGACTACTACGCCGGGCACCCGGCGGACTTCATCAACGACTGGGGCATGACGTTCGATCCGCGCCTGGCCGAGCGAGGCCTGCGTACGGTCGTGCCGTTTGTGCTCTTCCCCAAGCAGCGCGAGTTCATCGACTGGCTGCTGGCCCGCTGGCTGCAGCGCCAGGACGGCGTCGTGGAGAAGAGCCGAGACGCAGGCGTCTCGTGGCTATGCGTGGCGTTTGCCTCGTGGATGATGCTCTTCAAGGAAGGCACGGTCACCGGGTTCGGGTCGCGCAAGGAGGACTACGTCGATCAGATCGGCAACCCCGCGAGCCTTTTCTGGAAGGTTCGCCAGTTCGTGGACATGCTGCCTGGAGAGTTCCAGCCCGACGGCTGGGACGTGACCAAGCACGCCCCCTTCATGAAGATCCAGAACCCGGAGTCGGGTTCGTTCATCGTCGGCGAGGCAGGCGACAACATCGGCCGCGGTAACCGCACCTCGATCTACTTCATCGATGAGGCTGCGTTCCTCGAGCGGCCGGATGCCGCGGACGCTGCGCTCTCGCAGACCTCCAACTGCCGAATCTACGTCTCGACCCCGAACGGTGCGGGCAACCCGTTCTACCGCAAGGCGCACGACGGCAAGACCCCGAAGTTCATCTTCGACTGGCGAGACGACCCTCGCAAGGACGAGGCCTGGTACGAAGAGCAGAAGGCCAAGCTCGACCCGGTCGTCATCGCGCAGGAGATCGACCGCAGCTACACCGCCTCGGTCTCGAATGCGTTCATCGGCTCCGACATCGTGCAGGCTGCAGCCCGCAAGGGTCCGGCTGACCTGATCGCACACGGCCCCGTGATCATGGGCATCGACGTGGCCAGGTTCGGCAACGACAAGACCGTCTTCACCTTCCGTCAGGGCAGGGTGGTGCTGCGCCAGATCGTGGCCGGCAAGCTCGACGTCGTGGACGTCGCAGGCCGCGCCAAAGACGAGATCCGCGCCCAACTCGGCGACGTGTCGCAGATTGCGGTCGACACGATCGGGATCGGTGCCGGTGTGGCCGACATGCTGCGCCGTGACTTCGGCGACATGGTCGTGGACGTCAACTCGGCGCTGCGCGTGGACGACGGCCAGAACTACAACCTACGCGCCCGCATGTGGCGCGACCTTCGCGAGTGGCTCAAGACCGGCGCGTCGATCCCCAACGACAACGACCTGATCACCGACCTGACAGCCCTTCAGTACAACTACCGCGGCGGACTGCTGCTCATCGAGAGCAAGGACGACGCGAAGAAGCGGGGCATCAAATCCCCAGACCGCGCCGACTCACTGGCGCTCACCTTCGCGTACCCGGTCAAGAAGACGGATGACTGGGTCGTTCCCGTCGGCATGCAGGCGGCCTGGGCCGCTCTTGATGAAGTAACAGGATATTGACCATGAACGCAACTGATTTCCCCCAAGAGCTCGCCTACCAAGTCGGCGATCGGTTTGTCGACAAAGACGAATTCGAGAGCATGCAGCGCGCCGAGCTCGACAGGCTCTACTCGACCTTCACGCAGATGCGCGATAAGTGGGTGCAGGCCAGGGCCACGCTCACCGACGTCGAGAAGCGCTGGCGCAAGAACACGGACCTGTACTACGGCGACAACATCAACACGCCGAACGAATTCGAGAACACGCTGCGCAACGGGCCGCCGGCCCGCAAAGCGCAAGACGGCAACCGCTCGAAGGTCGTGATCAACATCGTGCGCCCGAAGGTCGATCAGGCGACCGCACGCATGTGCGAGATCCTGTTCCCTGTAGACGATCGCAACTGGGGACTGAAGCCCACGCCGCTGCCCGAGCTGGCCACCATGGTCGGCAACAACACGCCGACGGTCGATCCGATGACCGGCCAGCGCACGGGGCTGACCGCCAACGAAGAGGCCGACGCCATCATGCAGGCCGCCAAGGAAGCCTGCGAGGGCATGGAGCGCTCGATCGATGACAGCCTGACCGAGTGCCACTACAACGGCGAATGCCGCAAGGGCATCGAGGATGGCGTGCGCCTGGGTACGATGATCCTGCACGGTCCATTCCCTGCCCGGCAGACCGCCAAGGTCTGGATGCCGCTCGCAAACGGCGTGCAGGAGCTCCAGATCAAGGAGTCGATCGTCCCGGCCTCCGAGCGCCTGGACCCGTGGGATGTGTTCTTCGACCCATCCTGCGGCAACGACCACCAGAACGGCCGAGGCTTTTTTGTGCGCCGCATGGTGACCCGCAAGCAGCTTCGCAAGCTCGTGGGCATTCCTGGCTACGACGCGGAAGCCATCCGCGAAGTGCTGCGCCAGGAGCCCAAGCGCCTGCGCGTGGCCGAGGGTAGGGTGGTGCGCGACATGATCCGCGAGGACTCCTACGAGCTGTGGACCTACCACGGCGAGATCGAGCCCGAAGAGATGGAGATGCTCTCGAGCCGCACGGGCGACCCGCTGACCGACGTCGAGTTCGGCGTGCTCGTGATCGTCAACGACAAGGTCGTTGGCGCCATGGACTCGTGGGTACCGGACAAGACGCTGCCGATCGATGTCTGGTGCTGGCGCAAGCGCGATGACTCGCCCTTCGGCTACGGTCTACCCGACGAGCTCGAGCAGCAGCAGCGCGTCGTCAACTCCGCATGGCGCCAGGTCATGGACAACGGACGGGTGTCGCTGGGCGGCCAGATCGTGATCAAGAAGGGCATGATCATTCCGCAGAATGGCAGCTACGAGATCACCCCGAACAAGGTCTGGCTGGCCAAGGACGAGCTCGATGACGTCCGTGCAGCGATGACCACCTTCGAATTCGCCTCGCACCTCGAGGAGCTGCTGGCGATCGCCAACTCGGCGATGCAGTACGCAGACATGGAAACCGGCATGCCGCAACTCATGGGCGGCGAGAAAGGCTCTGCGCCCGAGACGGTCGGCGGCATGGTCATGCTCTACAACAATGCCAATGCGGTGCTGCGTCAGCGCGTGAAGCTCTACGACGACAACATCACCCGTCCGCACCTCGAGCGCTACTACGACTGGAAGATGGCCAACGACCCCGATCCTGCGATCAAGGGCGACTTCGAGGTCGACGCACGCGGATCCACCGCACTGGTCGAGCGCGACATCCAGAACCAGGCGCTGCTGAACCTCGCGGCCATCACGAACAATCCGCGCTACATCCCGCATCTGAAGGAGCGCGAAGAGCTCAAGGCAATCCTCAAGGCGTTCAAGGTCGACCCCGAGTCGATGATGAAGCCCGAGGACCAGGTCAAGCAGGAGATGGAAGCCGCCGCACAGCAAGGCGCCCCGAGCGATCCGCGCATCGCCGCGGCTCAGATCAAGGCCGAGGTCGACATGGCCAGGCTCGCCGACGTCAAGGAGGCTCGCGCACTTCAGGCGCAGCAGGTCGAGTACAACAAGCAGCGCGAGCAGGCCGAGTACGAGATCGCAATGACCGAGGCTTCGCTCAATCGTGACATGACCCTCGTGAAGCTCGACCAGGATGCGCAGCTCACGCGCGAGGAGATCGCTGCACGCGAGCGCCTCGAGGCCATCAAGATCGATAATGAGCGCCAGATCTTCAACGCTGAAGCGGCGCTGAAGGTGCGTCAAGGATCGGGCATCTGATCTATTGCGTGCAATATCACAATGCTGTATTATTCGGGGCGGGGCAGTGCGTCAAAAGATCGCTGTCCCAGCCATTTTTCCCCTCCTGTTGTTTCGGCGCCCCAGTGGCGCCGTTTTTTTTGGAGCCCTGATTGCTGAGACGCGAGGACTTCCTCTCGCCAACGTGGAAGCGTCTGACGCAGACCCTTGAGGATCGACTCAAGGAGCTTCGTGAGATGAACGACACCCCGTCGTTCGGACCAGACAAAACGGCCCTGATCAGAGGTCAGATCAGTGAGCTCAAACGAATTCTCAGCCTTGCGGATCCCGCGAGCCTGAGTCCCGCGGTCAGCCCCGAAGAACTCTCCGGCGCTGTCGAGACAGGCCAGCAATGGCCAGACCTGAGTGAGACAACAACCGAATGAACGTACAGGACCAAGTCAATCCGCTAGTAGAAGCACAGAAAATCTGGGATCAACTCGAGGCAGAGGATGCTGGCAGAGCCACGCCGCCCGCGCCTGAGAAGCAGGACAACCCGACCGAGGCCGCCAACCCAGCGCCCGCCGACAATCACAATGCTGATGCGGCCGACGCAATCAAGGGTAGCGAAGACCAGGTGCCGCAGGGTGATTCGTCCTTGCTGGACAAGATCGCCGGGCTTGAGTCGATGCTCCGTACGCAAACGGAGACCGTGACTCAACTGACGCAACGACTTCGGAATGCCGAGGGCCACATTGGTGGACTGGGAAGCCAACTGAAGCAGCAGCTCCAGACGGCCCAACAGGTCGCCTCCAAAGGCGGAGAGGCTCCAAGCGCGAACGAGATTCGTGATGCGCAGAAGAACCCCGAGGCCATGGCCAGATTGAAAGCGGACTACCCCGAGTTCGCCGATGCGATGGAAAGCGCTCTGAACGAGCGACTGAGCATGCTGGAGCAGAAGATCGCGCAGCAGTCTCAGCAGCCCGCTCAACAAGCGCCAGGCGTCACGCCTGACGAAATCGCCCGGCTTCGTTCGGAGATGGCCGTCGAGATCCGGCATCCGGGTTGGCAGGAACGTGTACGGACGCCTGAATTTGTGGGTTGGCTACAGCGCCAAGCCAGAGAAGTGCAACTCCTTGCGGCGAGCGATAGCCCGCAGGATGCAGTGCGGCTCTTGGACTTGCATAGCGATGCCCAGAAGTCAGCGTCAAACCAACGAACGCAGCGCCTGAACTCTGCAGCCGCATTGCCCACAGGGCGAAGCGGGGGTGGCACTCGCACGAAGCCCGTCGAGGAAATGACGCCCCAAGAGTACTGGAGCTATTTGGACGAACTTGATCGACAGAAAAGGTAATTGATCATGCAAACCTACTCCCTAGTTCCTTCGCGGAACCTCATCATGGCTGAGCGTGAAATGCTCAAGCACGCCATGCCCATCAAAGTGCTCTCCACCTTCGGCATGCAGAAGCAGATCCCCCAGAACAAGACCGATACGGTCGTGTTCCGCCGGGCTCTTCCTATCGACGCAGGCTCGAATGGCGCGCCCAACATCACCGCCAGCAACTACCTCCTCCAGGAAGGCGTGACCCCTGGCTCGCGCACCATCACTTACCAGGACGTGCAGGTCACCCTGCAGCAGTACGGCGTGCTGATGAAGCTCTCGCGCAAGGCCGAAGCCATGTACGAGGACGACATCCCCGCTGACATGATCAAGCTCGTTGGCGAGCACATGGCCAGCCTGGAAGAGCTCATCGCCTACGGCGTGGTTCGTGGTGGCACCAACGTCGTGTACTCCAACGGCACGGCCCGCACCTCGGTCAACACCGCGATCACCCTGAACAAGCTTCGCCAGGCTGCCCGTCAGCTCGAGAGCGCGTTTGCTCAGCTCGTGACCGAGAAGCTTGCCGCTTCGGTGAACTACGGCACCAGCGCGATCGAGCCTGGCTACCTCGTGTTCATCCACACCGACATGGAAGCCGACTTCCGTAACCTCACCGGCTTCGTTCCTGTCGCCAAGTACGGCTCGCAAAAGCCCGTGCATGAGCGCGAGATCGGTGCTGTCGAGCGCTTCCGCGTCATCACCAGCCCCTACTTCAAGCCCTTCCTCGCTGCGGGCGGCACCATCACGGCAGGCACGTTCCTGTCCAACGGTGGCACCACCGGCACCACTGCTGACGTGTACCCGACCATGGTCGTTGCACAAGAGGCATGGGGCCAGGTCGCTCTCAAGGGTATGGGCGCAATCGAGCCGATCTACTTGCCCGCCAAGCAGATCACGCACGCCAACCCGATGGGCCAGTTCGGTTACGTCGGCGCCAACTTCTACAAGAACGCTGTGCGCTTGAACGAAAACTGGATGGTCCGTATCGAGTCCGCCTGCTCGGCTCTCTGATGAACGGGGCTTCGGCCCCGTTTGACTGAACTCATTTCGTAAAGGAAACCAGACCATGTCTGACAATCTCTCCCAAGACTCCGGCCTGACTATCGCGCTCAACAGCGGCGGTTTGGCCGAAGGCACCAACAACGCCACCATCCAGATCGCAACCGCGATCAACTACGTCATTGACGGACGCTTCTACTCGAAGGCCATCACCGACAACATCGCGATCAGCTACAGCGGTCCCGCGGTGTACCAGGCCCCCACGGGCGTGGGCACGATCAATGGCTCGTTTACGGGCGGTACTAACGGCTCGACCCGTATCTACGGCATCTTCTTGGATACCGCAGGCACAGTCTCGATCCTGCCAGGTCCGATCGTTGATTCGGCCGACCTTGCTGCTGGCCGCGCTTCGCTTCAGTGGCCCGATGTCCCCAACAACGTATGCCCGATCGGTGGTCTGCGCATCGCGCTCACCGCAGGAACGACGTTCATCCCCGGCACGACCGACCTCTCGGCGTCCGGCGTGACCGACACGTTCTACAACCTGGCCGACATGCCGGCCAATCCGCTGACCGCGTAAGTCAGCAGGCGGCCATCTTCGGGTGGTCGCCTACCCCTAACTCATTGGAGACAAGACAATGCCAACACCCAGCAAGCCCATGAACAGTTACGAACGAAATCGAGGACTCGCCTCCAGCGACGTCGGTATCGAGAACGCCGTAACGCCGGCCTCCGAGGCTGCTTCGTCTCAAGGTGTCGAGATCGATACCGACAAGGTGCTTCGCACCGACGACCTCGAGTACGAGAAGTTCATGCGTGACGAGCTGGAAGTGTTCTTCAACGAGCCTGGCAACGAGCACGAGCCGGCATTCGTTGAGGTCAACGTCAATGGCGACTACCGCATCGCAGTCCGTGGCGACACGTCGAAGCTGCGTCGGTATCACGTTGCTGTTATCGCCAACGCGAAACAGTCGCGCGTACGCCAGAGAAAGGTCGTGAATCCAGACGGCAGCATGGGCTTCCAAGAAGAGAACGTGCTGTCGCTCACCTATCCGTTCCAGATCATGCACGACCCCAATCCCAAGCAAGGCGTGCCCTGGTTGCGTCAACTTCTGAAGAACCCAGGCTGACATGAATTGGCTCCAGCTCGCCCAGCGCTTGTCGATTGAGTGCGGCATTGCCGGCACGGGTCCGTCCGCTGTGACGGGCCAGACCGGAATGAACCTCAAGCTCGTCAACTGGATCGCTTCCGCATGGAACGAGATCCAGGGCATGTACGACAACTGGGGCTGGATGCGCCAGCAGTTTGCGTTCGACACCGTGGCCAGCACGGGCGACTACCTGCCCACGGCTACCACCAACACCCTCACGGGCAATCAGCTCACCGACCTACGTTACTGGTGGAAGGATACGTTCCGCTGCCAGAAGAAGTCGCTCGGCGTGGTCGACATGCAGTGGCTGGTCGAGTGGGAGTATCAGACCTTCCGCAATACCTACCGCTTCAATCTGCAGGTCAATGGCCGCCCCGTCGTGTTCGCTCAGAACCCGCAGGGCAAGGCCATCATGCTGGGCCAGATCCCGGACGACATCTACGAGATCACGGGCGAGTACCAGCAGTACCCGCAGCCGTTTGTGAACGGCACCGACGAGCCAGGCATCCCGAACGAAAGCTTGCACCTCGTCATCGTCTACAAGGCGATGCAGTTCTACGGGCTCTATGAAGCTGCGCCTGAAGTGCTCATGCGCGGCAATACCGAATTTAGCCGGCTGATGAATCAGCTCGAGCGCGAGCAGCTCCCTGAGCTCTCCCTGGGGAACCCGCTGGCGTAAGGGTAGGGCATGAACCTCAACGATCTACCCCGCGTTCAATATGACCTGATCCGCCTCATGGGCGGCATGGACCAGGTCACGCCGACGCTCTCGCTCAAGCCAGGCGTCGTGCGACGCGCGGCCAACTTCGAGTGCGCAATCACAGGCGGCTACACGCGGATCGCCGGGTACGAGCGTTTTGACGGCAGGCCCAGCCCTTCAGAGGCCCAGTACTACATCCTCTCCGGCACGTTCATCGATACCGTATCACTGGGTGATACGGTGACCGGCACGGTCAGCGGCGCCACCGGTAAGGTGATTGCATTACCGACCGGCGAAGTGGTCCTGACCCGTGTGACCGGTATCTTCCAGCCTGGCGAGAACCTCTCGGTCAGCGCAGTCATCAAAGTCTCGAGCATTCAGATCATCGGTGTTGCTGCCGACGGCCTACTCGATGCGCAGTACAAGTCGCTGGCCGCGGCTGACTATCGGGCCGACATTCAGGCGGTACCTGGCTCTGGACAGATACGAGGCGTTGCTTTCTATAACGGCAACGTTTACGCATGGCGCAACAATGTCGGCGGCACCATGCTCGGCATGTACAAGAGTACAAGCAGCGGATGGACTGCGGTGCAGTACTTCTCCGTCTTTGAGTTTGACTCCGGTTCGGACGAAATCTTCCCAGGCGACACGATCGTCGGGCATACAAGCGGGGCGACCGCTCTGATCAAGACAATTGTTGTTCAGTCTGGGACTTGGGCCGCCGGGAATGCTACGGGCTATGCAGTCTTCACGAATATGACCGGCACGCCCGTAACCAATGAGCTAATTTATGTGGGCGGCACTAAGCACGCTCGATACCAAGGTGCATACGCGCCGATCGCTCCGCTCCCCAACGGCAGGGTTCAGGCGGTGGTCGCCAACTTCGGCGGCGGTCAAACGAACAAGAAACTCTATTTTTGTGATGGCATCAACAACGCTTATGAGTTCGATGGTGTAACGGTTACACCGATCAGGACAACCATGAGCCCGGACGTGCCTACCGGGATTGCGGTTCACAAACAGCACCTTTTTCTCGCCTTCGGTCATTCGCTTCAATTCTCCGGCCTTGGTGATCCATTCTCTTGGGATCCCGTTACAGGCGCGGGTGAGATCGCAATGAACGACGCGATCACAAACTTGATCGCGCTACCAGGAGACCAGTCTTCGGGCGCGCTTGCGGTCTACACCAAGTCCGACACCTCGGTGCTTTACGGTACGAGCGAAGCTAACTTCGCGCTCTCCAACTTCAACGTTGGCACGGGCGCCTACCAGTACACCGGCCAGAACCTCGACCAGACCTACATCCTGGCCGAGCGCGGCGTGATGGCCCTGGGTACGACGCTCAACTTCGGCAACTTCGCGACCGCATCGCTCACCATGAACCTGCGCCCATTCATTCAGGTGCGCAGAAACCTTGCGACCGCCTCGATCGTAAACCGCGAGAAGGGTCAGTACCGAGTCTTCTTCTCGGATGGCTACGGCCTGTATCTGACGATCGCCAACGGTCAGTACATGGGCGCGATGCCGATCCAGTTTCCCAATCCGGTGACCTGCACCTCAGAAGGTCAGAGCACCGACGGCGCAGAGACTTCGTTCTTCGGGTCCACGAACGGATACGTCTACCAGCTCGATGCCGGCACCTCGTTCGACGGTGCAGACATCCCGGCCAATATCACATTGGTGTACAACAGCACCAACTCTCCCAGAATCTTGAAGCGCTACCGCACTGCGAGCGTCGAGCTCACGGGCGATTCGTACGCTGAGTTCGGCTTCGGCTACGACCTTGGCTACCGCAGCCCCGAGTATGTGCAGCCTGCTGACGAGGTCTACGAGAACGACCTGCGGTCGGCATTCTGGGATTCATTCGAGTGGGACAACTTCGTGTGGGACGGACGCGATCTTTCGCCCTCTGAGGTCGAGGTCACGGGGACGGCCGAGAACATTGCGCTGCGGATCTCTTCGGTATCAGCGCTCCTGGCCCCCTTTACGGTGAACTCGATCATCGTGCATTACAGCCTACGGCGAGGACTTCGATAATGCCCAATAGCTACTACAACCATTCCACCTACCCGGCACCCAATGCGCCGGGGTCCTCGGCGGCACTTCGCGCAGAGCTTGACCTGGTAACCGCAGGCTTCAACCTGCTACCGACCCTTGCTGGCAATGGCTACAAGGTCGCGATGATCAATGCGGCCGGCACCGCGCTGATCGCCTCGAGTGCTCTGCAGTCTCTTGCGATTACGGGCTCCACGATCAACAGCACCACAATCGGAGCATCAGCTCCATCGACGGGTGCATTCACGACGCTGTCCGCTTCCAGCGGATACACCGGGAACGTGACTGGAAACGTGACCGGCAACCTCACCGGCAACGTCACGGGCGACATCACCTCGACCGGCTCCTCAAGCTTCACCAATGCGGTCATCACGGGCGGCACGATCAACAACACAGTGATCGGAGCGACCACCGCCCAGACCGTCCGCGGCACGACCATCACCGCGACCGTCGGGTTCGTTGGCGGGTTGACCGGTAATGTCACCGGTAACGTCACCGGCAATCTGACCGGCAACGTAACGGGCAACGTTACGGGCAATGTGACCGGAGATGTCACCGGCAACATTACCAGCACCGGCACGAGCTCGTTCAACAACGTGACCATCAGCGGCACGCTGGATATGAGCCTGGCCACCTCGGCCACGATCACCGGCCTGTCGACCCCGACGGGCGACTCCGACGCAGCCAACAAGGCCTACGTCGACACGGTCTCCCAGGGTCTCGATGCCAAAGCGTCTTGCCGAGTCGGCACGACCGCCAACATCACCCTGAGCGGCACGCAAACGATCGACGGCATCGCCGTGATCGCGGGTGATCGAGTGCTGGTCAAGGACCAGTCGACTGCCTCGCAAAACGGCATCTATGTGGTTGCTGCAGGCTCCTGGAGCCGCTCCTCTGATGCGAACACTTGGGACGAGCTGGTCCACGCCTTCTGCTTTGTAGAGCAGGGCACGGCCAACGCCAACAACGGATTTGTCTGCACGATTTCGGCAGGCGGCACGCTCGGCACAACCGCGGTGACCTGGGTGCAGTTCAGCGGGGCAGGGCAGATCAACGCCGGCACCGGCATGACGAAGACCGGCAACACGCTCAACGTCAACACCGCCTCGAGCTCGCGCATCGTCGTAGGTGCGGATGAGATCGATCTTGCGACGAGCGGCGTGACGGCCGGTACCTACAAGTCGGTCACGGTCGATCAGTGGGGCCGCGTCACCGCAGGCACCAACCCGACGACCCTTGCTGGTTACGGGATCTCGGACGCGTACACGATCGCTCAGATTGATGCGCTCTTCGGCAGCACGACGTCTGCCGCGGCCTCTGCTGCCGCTGCTGCGACATCGGCTAGCAATGCCTCTACGAGCGCATCCAACGCGTCTACAAGCGCCTCGAATGCGTCGACCAGTGCAACCAACGCAGCGAACTCTGCAGCGGCTGCAGCGGCCTCATTTGATGCGTTTGACGACCTGTATCTTGGCGCCAAGGCGACTGCGCCGACGGTCGACAACGACGGCAATCCGCTTCAAACCGGAGCGCTGTACTTCAATACGACCACGAGCCTGATGTATGTCTACACCGGCACCGCATGGGCGATGGCTGGTTCGTCAGTCAACGGCACGGCGAACCGCCAGGTGTATACGGCGACGTCTGGCCAAACGACGTTCTCGATTACCTATGACGTCGGCTATGTCGACGTCTACCTAAACGGCGTCAAGCTGCAGGTAGGTGTCGACTTCATCGCTACCACGGGCAGCACGATTGTTCTCTCGATCGGCGCTACTGCAGGCGACATCGTAGACATCGTCGCGTACGGCTCGTTCAACGTCGCCAATACCTATACCCAGGCTGCCGCCGATGCTCGCTTCCTGCAGATCACGACTGCCGCATCGACCTACTTGGCTTTGGCCGGCGGTACGCTCACGGGCAACCTGACGGTCAATACGGGCGCTGACTCTCGCGTCCTGCTTCAAAGTACCGGCACCACACAAGGGCAATTTCAAACGACCGCGTCAGTCGTTCGCCTTGCGTCAAACAACGCCCTGCCTCTCATTCTTTCCACTAACGGGGTTGACCGAGTCACTCTGGACGGCAGTGGAAACATCACCTTCGGGTCACCGACTGCTTCGGGTGCTTACACCTTCCAAGGCACAAACCTTGGCGACCTGGTTGTATTCGAGGCTGTCGACGCAGGATCAAGTGCTGCGCCTGACGTTGTCTTGTATCGCAACTCAACATCGCCGGCAGCATCCGACCAGGTAGGCGTGCTGCTATGGCGCGGCAAGGATAGCGGCGGCTCAGACCAGAGTTACGCACGCATTATCTCTACGATTGTCGACCCGACCGCTGGGGCCGAGGCTGGGGATCTTCGCTTTGGCGTTCAAACCGCGACCGGCTTCTTCGACCTGATGACGCTCACGGGCAGCGGTTTGGGTCTGAATATGACGCCAGTCGCCAACAACGGCATCCTGCAGCTCGGTAGCTATGCGTCGATCGAGGCGCTGCTCGAGCTCGCAACCATCACGGCCGCGGCACCCTCAGCCACAACCAACTTCGACGTCATCTCGCAGGCGGTCCAGTACTACACCAGCAACGCCTCAGCCAACTTTACGTTCAACATCCGCGGCAACGGCAGCACCAGCTTGAACACAATCATGCAGACCGGCCAGTCAGCGACGATCGCGCTGCTGGTAACCAACGGCGCCACGCCCTACTACCCGAACGTGATCCAGGTCGACGGCTCAACCGTCACGCCCAAGTGGCAAGGCGGCACCGCACCCACGGGCGGCAATGCCTCGAGCATTGACGTCTACACATTCACTGTCGTCAAGACAGCGAACGCGACGTTCACTGTCCTGGCGTCCCAAGCCAGGTTTGCGTGAGGTAACAGTACATGCCTTTGCTTGCTACCAGAGGTGCTGGATCCGCCGTAGGATTCGGAATGCTCAGCCCGATCGCTTCTGCGATCGATGAGTACTTCAAGAACGTCACGCTCCTGCTGCCAGGCAACGGCACCAACGGCGCGCAGAACAACACGTTCCTTGACTCAAGCAGCAACAACTTCGGCATCACCCGCAACGGTAACACGACCCAAGGAACCTTCAGCCCATTCAGCCCGACGGGGTGGAGTAATTATTTTGATGGGAGCGGGGATTACCTACAGTCAACCCTCACAGGGCAAACTTTTGGGACAGGTGACTTTACTGTTGAATTCTGGGTAAAGTTTGACAGCATTGCGAATACTGTACTTTTAGACACACGAGTCAGCGGGGATTCATCTTCAACTTGGGCCGTCCAGATCTATAACAGCAATCTCTCATGGGAAGGAAGTGGAGTAGCAAACCTATCAATTCCAACATCGCAGTTACAGCTTTCGACATGGACGCACTTTGCTTACACCAGGATTTCGGGTGTGATGCGTGTCTACATGAACGGTGTTCAGTATGGGTCCACGGCAAGCGTTACAAACAACTATACCTCTACTCGTCTTGACATTGGGGGTGCGGTTTTTGCTTCAGTCAGTTGGCTTAGTGGCTATATGTCCAATGTTCGACTTGTTAAGGGTAGTGCTGTTTACACCGGAAACTTCACTCCACCAACGGACCCACTAACTGCAATTTCTGGCACAGTGTTCCTGTCCTGTCAGTCGAACCGGTTTGTCGACAATTCATCTAGTGCGTTTGCAATTTCTGTTGGCGGTACCCCCTCCGTCCAAGCCTTCTCACCCTTCCAGCCAACAGCGGCATACGACCCAGCCGCGAACATCGGCAGCGTTGCATTACTGGCGACGGGCGACTATTTGCAAACACCAACCAGCTCCAACCTGACTATCGGAACGGGCGCGTTTCAAATTGACTTCTGGATGTATCCGACCGAGGTCCCGAATCGATTTTGCGGTCCACTTGGAACCAACAACGCCGGTATCTTTTTATCCTATCGCTGGAGTAGCTTTGGCTTAGACTTCACAAACAACACGGACACTGCTGGCGCCATCTCTGCGGCTCCATATCCGACAGTTAATAGCTGGCACCATGTCACGCTGGTACGCAACTCCTCTGGGGTTCGTTCGTACTACATCGATGGCGTGCGAATTGGCTCTTTGAGCAACGCCGTTGATTTCAACCAGACGCAATTTACCATCGGTACTTACAGTGCGACGTTCGGCAGCTGGCCTGGTTATATTGCCGACTTCCGCATCATTGTCGGATCGAACGTCGTTGACCCAAACGCGACCAGCATCACCGTACCGACCGCGCCGCTACCAACGCCTGCTGGCACGCAGCTGCACTGCAAGTTCACCAACGCAGGCATCATCGACGCCAGCGGCAAGAACGATCTAGTCACGGTAGGCAACGCGCAGATTGATACGGCAGTTAGTAAGTTTGGTGGCGGGTCTATAGAGTTTGATGGGACGGGGGATTGGCTTACCGCACCATCTGGACCACTTACATCTTTAGAGGGCGACTTTACAGTAGAGGGCTGGGTGTATTTGAGCAGTACCGCTGCTGCATGGCCTGTGTTTACGGTTGGCGATTCTAGTGGCGCCTCTGGGATTGAACTTTATCGGGCAACATCTAACGGCAAGTGGCGCGTTTATCAAAGTAACACGGCACGGATTGATAGCAGCACCTCTACAAGCACTGGATCTTGGGTGCATTTGGCTGTTGTTCGGTCTAGTGGAAGTGTGAAACTCTATGTGGATGGCGTAAATGAAGGCTCCGCGTGGAGTACGACTCAATCCTTTTCGGGTGCTGTGTATGTCGGTGCTGAGTTTAATGGTGGCTCTGTCACGGTTTCGGCAAACGGCTACATCGACGACCTCCGCATCACTAAAGGCATAGCCCGATACACCACAAACTTCACGCCGCCGGCTGCGGCGTTTCCGCTGAGGTAGACCCATGCTCTATTCCAAGAACGGCTCATACCCTAAGCCCGAAACCGACGGCACCGACGGCTGGATCGAAGTGTCCGAGCCGCCATTTGCTGGTGATGGCATCGAGGTGGTCTGGTGGTATCCACCAGGCTGGGTCGCTCGCCCCATCAAGCCGGCCGACGAGGAGGGCTTTGTGTGGAAGTGGAGCCAGTCCGAGGCGCAGTGGAATAAGCACCAAATTGAGCCTGGCGAAATTACACTTGAGGCTGGCTCTGCTGGCATTATTCTTGACGGGGCTACCGCGGGCATCAGCCTGACCGCAGGCACCGCAACAAGCGTTTAACGAGGTATCACAATGGCTAAGCCACGCACCCTTGCAGACCTGGTCGCAGCCGGAGGCGCAGCGCGCCTTGCCGAGCTCGCTACCAACGGCACCAACACAGTCGGCCTGAAGGCCCCGGATGCGCTCGCGGCCGACGTCACCTGGAAGCTGCCCAGTGCTGACGGCACCAGCGGCCAGGCGATCACCACCGACGGCTCAGGCAACCTGACGTTCTCAACGGTCGGGGCATCTGCCGCCACCCCCACGACGCGTGGGACGGTGTATGGGTCAATGACAACCAGCGGCGCGTCGCCTTATCTGACTGCGCTGGGGTATCAAACAGGGGGAAGCAATACCGGCTCAAGTAACGCAGCAGTCGGGTATCAGACCATGTACACCAACTCAACGGGAGCTGGTCTTGCCGCTTTTGGAACCTATGCGTTGTATTCCAACAGTTCTGGCAACTACAACACAGCAGTCGGATCAGGTGTTGCGGGTTCTATATTCGGACCGCTGCACAACAACACGACCGGCAGCAATAACGTCGCTGTTGGCACTAGCGCCCTTTACCAAAACACCACTGCCAACAACAGCACCGCTATAGGCTACCAAGCCCTCTACGCCAACACCACTGGCGAATACAACACCGCCGTTGGTTATAAGGCTCTCTCAAGTAGTACCACCGTTAATGGCAATGTCGCTGTTGGTTATCGTTCTTTAGAGGGGACTACTGCTTCTGGTAATACTGCGGTTGGTGATAGGGCGCTTGTCTCAAACACATCTGGCGCAAACAACGCTGCTTTTGGAACACAAGCACTTACCAGCAACACCACCTCCTCCAACAATACCGCCATAGGCAACTCAGCTCTCTACAACAACACTGGCCACACCAACGTCGCTGTTGGTTTTAACACCCTCGCCTCCAACACCACTGGCCTTTATAACGTAGCAGTGGGCGGGTATGCTGGAGATGGCGTTACAACGGGACAGTACAACACAATCATTGGAACAGAAGCAGGAAGAAGCGGCGTTACGTTAACTACGGGCAGTCAAAATATTTTGATTGGAGCTTATGCGAGAACCTCAGCCAGCTCTTCTAGTAAACAAATTGTTTTAGGGTATGTTGTTCAAGGTCAAGCAGATGCTAATGTAACGATTGGAAGTAGTTCAGGGAAAATCTATAACGCCTACGAGTCTAACGCCACTTGGACGCAGACTTCTGATGGCACGATGAAAAATATCGTCGGGCCTGATACCTTGGGCCTGTCGTTCATCAATCGTCTAAACCCCATCAAGTTCACTTGGAAGCCGCAGAACGAACTGCCAACCGATCATCCGTACTACGCTGAGACAAACGCCAAAGACACCACAACCGTCATCCACGGCTTTGTGGCTCAAGAAGTCAAAACTGCGTTAGACGCTGAAGGCTGCACGACCTTTAACGGTTGGGATCAAGGTCCAGACGGTATCCAAGCAATTAGCCGTGAGATGTTTATCTCGCCGCTAGTCAAAGCAGTCCAAGAACTTACTGCAAGGCTTGAAGCAGCCGAAGCTGAAATAGCAACCCTTAAAGGAAACTAATCATGTCTGAAGTTATTGAAATCCCCGCAAAAGAAGAGCTTGATCGCCACTTCTCAGCAATGGGTGACTCGGTTGATCTCATCAACGGCTATGTGGCAGGCAGCTACCAAGGCCGTACCGTCACCAAGAACGACGAGGCGAAAGACACTGTTTCCCGCAACGTCGAGCACCTCAAGATCATGCGCGATAAGCCTTGGTGGGATGGGTATGACCTGGCCTCAGTGAACGCGTCGATCGCAGCGGGTGAGCAGTACAGTGCCTAAGTGGCTGGCTGCGATGATGCGATAATCGCTATACAAAACAAAAGACAAGATGGACTGGGACCAGTGGCCCTCAGCAGTTTTTGAGCCGGTGACGCCATGAGTCAAGTCGGATATATCACAATGCCAATGGAGTGACTCATGATCGGCCAGCTCATCGGACTGCTTTTCCTCGCCAGGGATGTCGCTCACCGCGAGCACCTGCGCGTCACGGGGCCTGGTAGCTATGCCAGGCACATGGCGCTTGGCGAGTTCTACCCCGCGATCATCGAGCTGGCGGACTCGGTCGCCGAGGCATATCAAGGTCGCAAGGGAATCATCGAAGACATCCCGTTTCTCGAGAACGAATACGGCAACGACATCGTCGTCGTACTCGAGCGGCAACTCGCATGGATTGAGGCCAACCGCTACAACGCGGTGCCCCGCGAGGACACATCGATCCAGAACGTTATCGATGAGGTTGTCGGGCAGTACTTGTCCACACTCTACAAGTTGAAAAACCTGCAGTGATGAAAGGACTGCCATGGAAGACATCCAGCGGAACCTGGGGAAGCACGACGCTCAGATTGAGACTCTCGAGAAAGAGGTTCACCTCCTTCGGCAAGATATGGCTCGAATCTTCGACAAGCTCGACTCCATTAATCAAACGCTCGCCACCGCCAAGGGTGGATGGCGAACGCTGATGATGATCGGCGGTGCGGCCGGCACTGCATTCGCCGCGATTCAGTGGCTTATCAATCTAGTCACGCATGGCAGGTAATTCAATGCAAGAAGCTATCAGAGTACTGACGAAGGCTTTGAACACGCGATGGGTGCAATTCGTCGCGATCCCGGTGCTTGTGCTCGTGTGGTTCCTTGCGACCGACCCGAGCAATGGCGCCGACACCATCACCCGATTCCAGCTCGGTATCGCCCAGGCGCTTGTCGTTACGGGCTTCGCCTACCTGATGGGCAAGGCCATGCTCGGTAAGGCTTCGTCGGAAGAGCTCTACGCGCGTGCGCTCGAGGGCAACACCGCAGCCGGCGTCGCGTACCTGGGGGTCTGTCTGATGCGAGCCATGATCCTATGGTCTCTATTGAGCTTTTTCGCCGGCACGGTCGCGCGCTGAAACGATTCGCTGCCGCGATCGTTCTTGCGCTGCTGAGCCAGGCCGCATTCGCTCAGGATGTCCGCACGTTCATCCCCTCCAATGCGGAGAAGTACCTGCACTGGGTGACGATTCAGTACAAGGAAGTGTGGGAGCGGATGCCCGAGCCGCACTACTTTCCGGCACTGATCGAGCACGAAAGCTGCATCTCACTCAAGCACTCACGGTGCTGGTCGCCGACGAGCCGGCTGAAGACGAGCCGGGAGGAGGGCGCAGGCCTTGGGCAATTGACTCGAGCGTACAACCCGGACGGGTCGATCCGCTTCGATGCGCTCAACGACATGCGCAAGGTTGATCCCCGCGGACTCAACGAGCTGCGCTGGGATACGGTCTACCAGCGGCCGGACCTGCAGATCCGAGTGATCATCCTGATGACTCGACAGAATTGGAACCGGCTGCAGAAGCTTGTGCCTGAAGACGGCGCCAGGCTCCAGATGACTGACGCTGCGTACAACGGCGGGCTCGGTGGGTTGCTCAACGAGCGCAGAGCCTGCGCATCGCGCGCCGGGTGTGATCCGAATCAATGGTTCGGCCATGTCGAGAACGTCTGCCTGAAGTCCACCAAGCCGCTCTATGCGGGCCGATCAGCCTGCGACATCAACCGGCACCACGTCCACGACGTGATCCACACCCGGATGCCGAAATACAGGGGAAAGGTATGACCGAGCGAATTCTGATCTTGCTGGTCTCGGTGCTGATTGCGCTGGGGCTCGGTTACTGGTGGGGCAAGGCTGACGCCGACACCAAGTGGGGGAAGCGCTTCGCCGAGATGGAGGCGCTCTCTGCAAAAAAGTTGGCTGAGGCTACGGACGCTGTACGCAAGGTCGAGACCGAGGCCTCTGAACGATTGAACGACCTCGCCTCCAAGCACGCAAAGGAAATTCGTGATGCAAAGAACCGCTCTGACCGCATTGTTGCTGACATCCGCTCTGGCGCTCTTCGGATGTCAATCCCCGTCGCCTCCGCCTGTCCTCGCCCCGAAGCCCAAGGTGCCGCCGCTGCCAGCGGGGATCGACCTGAAGCGCGAGCCGAACTTGCAGCAGAGGCTGCTGGAACTCTTGTATCCATCGCCTCCGAAGGAGACGAAGCCATCCGACAGCTCAACGCCTGCATCGACGCCTACAACGAAGTAAGGGCGAAATTCAACGAGAAATCGGACTGACTATCACAATGCGTATTTTCTTGCTACAATCCTCGCCGGACCAGTGCGCCCAGCGCACGGCCGGCATTGGCTCGCTTTTGCGGGCCATTTTAGTTTGAGGTCCCGCTATGGCCACCACCACCGTCGTACAGAATCCTTTCGATACCCAGCAGGCCAAGGCCAAGCAGCCGGGCCTGGTCTCGGGCGCGATCGGTAGCGCGACACAAGGCCAGTCCGCGTCGAACTACGACCCGATGGCTGGGTTCAACCCGCAGACCTACACTGCGCAGGAGCGCAGTATCGACCGGACCACCGAGACTGCGGCCGGTCAGATTGAATCGCTCCTCGCTAAAGATAGCCCGCTACTGCAGCGCGCCCGCACGATCGCGATGCAGAACATGAATCAGCGCGGCCTGGTCAACAGCTCCATGGCGCAGGGTGCAGGCGTCGCCGCCATGATCGATCGGATTACGCCGATCGCCCAGCAGGACGCTGAAACCTACGCCAATCGTACGATTGCGAATCAGGCGGCCGCCAATACCGCGGCTCAATTCAACGCTGGCGAGGCGAACAAGTTCGGCCTGCAGCGCTCCGATCAGGCCTTCACGGCCAAAGAGAACCAGGCGACTCGCCAATTCCAGACGACCGAGCGCGAGGCGCAGCAGGTCTTTACCGCCGCGCAGAACGACCTCACCCGCGCCCAGGAACGCGCGCTTGCCGAGAAGTCGATCGAGGCGAACAAAGCGCTGCAAGCAGCTCAGCAAGCCTTCGACGCTGCGCAAGCAGACTTGAACCGCGCTCAGCAAGTCAAGCTACAGGAAAGCCAGCAGACGTTTACCGCAACCCAGGCGGAGTTGGATCGCAGTGCTCAGGCAAATCTGCAACTTGCGCAACAGAAGTTCACGTCGGCCGAGAACGCGCTCGATCGCGCCAACCAGATCGCACTGCAGGACAGAAGTATTGCCGCACAGCAGGCGCTCGAGACGGCGCGCCAGAACTTTGAGTCGGCACAGGCCGAGCTCAACCGCGCCCAGGCTATTGCGCTACAGAATGCTCAGCAGGAGTTCACGCGCAGCGAGAATGTGCTCGACCGTACGCAGCAAGCGAATCTCGCGAAAGCCGCTCAGGACTTCCAGGCAACCCAGTCGGAGCTGGACCGCGCTCAGCAGATCATGATTGCTGACAAGAATATCTCCGCTCAGCAAGCGCTTCAGACTGCGCAGCAGGAGTTCCAGCGCGGCGAGAATGTGCTTGACCGCACAGCTCAATCCGATCTTGCGCAAGCCAATCGCGACTTCCAAGCAACGCAGGCGCAGCTCGATCGCGACAATCAGACCGCGCTCGTCAAGCTGCAAGACTCGATCAACGACGCCAACGTTTCTCAGGCGTTTGCCGCCAACCTGGCGACCGGCACGCTGAACGCGATCAACGCTATCCAGGCGGATCCGAACCTGGACGCCAATGCAAAGAAGGCGGCGATCCAGAACATCATCGACACGGGCAACGCGACGATGCAGTGGGGCTCGACGTTTTACAACACCTCGCTACCTACGATTGCGGCACCTGGAGGTACGGCAACCTTCCTTAATCCTGCAGCACCTCCTCCTCCGCCACCACCACCTCCACCGCCTCCTCCACCACCTCCGCCGCCTCCCCCGCCGCCGCCTCCACCTCCGCCCTCCAATGACGGCAGGTCGGGCGCTTATCGTTGGGCAGAGGAGAACGGTGGTGTCGATGCAATGTACGAGCGTGTCGGGCAATTCTTGGCGACTAATCCGTCGCCACAAGAGATTGCACAGGCGATGAATGCGTATCAACTTTCTCAGGCCGATATTGACGAATCGATACAGCGTCTGAATTCTCAACAACAGTTCCAATCTGGATTCTTTCAAGAGACGGCATGAGCACGATCGTGTATCGCAAGGCCCGCCTGGACGACGTCTCCGCGATCGTGGACATCGCAGTCGAGTCCGTCTCTCGCGATCCGCTGCCAGTCAAGATCGACCGCGAGGCAATGGCTGAAACCGCTCGCACGCTGCTCAACCCCGCGCACTTTTTGTGGGTGGCCGAGAGCAAGGGTAAGGTGGTCGCCGCGGTTGCCGCTTGTGTGCAGCCGTCGTTCTGGTTTGAAAAGCTGCAGTGCTCGGTCTTGCTTTACTTCACCCGTGTGCCGATGGCCGGTGTCGGCCTGCTTCGGCGGTTTGCCGAGTGGGTCAAGGGCCGATCCGGCATTAAGCTGGCAATCATCGAGCTCGAGCCCGGCGCAGATCCGCGGCTTGTTCGCTATCTCAAGAGATTAGGTTTCGCGCGCGAGAGCCTCAACCTGTCCTACGTCCGAGGAGTATCACAATGAGTAAGGTCGTCAAAGGCGTAGGCCGCGCGATCGGGAAGGTCGTCAAAGGCGTTGGCAATGTCGTGAAGAAGGTTGCCTCATCCAAGTTCGGAAAGATCCTGCTGACCGCAGCCGCGGTCTACTTCGGTGGCGCGGCGCTGATGGGCGGATTCGGCTCGTCGGCTGCCGGCGGAAGCTTCCTGTCGGGCATGAGCTCGGGACTCTCGAGCGCAGCGTCCGGGATTGGCAACGCGTTTACTGCGCTCACGGGTGGCAACCTGAGTGGCGCTGGCACTGCGCTCTCACAAGGCTTTACCGGCGGCGCGAGCTCTGTCGCTACTGGCGCATCGGCAGCCGCCGGAGCTGCGCCCGCTGTGTCTAGCGCCGCGAGCCCCTGGATGACGAGCTCGACCGGCCTACAGGTGCTGGGGACTGAAGCAGCGGGCGCCACTGGTGCAGCCGGCAAAGGTCTTGTCAGCTCGATCATGGCTAGCCCCTACACCGCCCCCGCCTTGATCAGCGGCGGCACTCAGCTCATCGGCGGCGCCATGCAGGGTTACGGCGCACAGCAGCAGCAGAAAGAGCAGCTCAAGCTCGCCGCGGCTGAGCGCAATCGTTACAACGCCAACGTCGGCGCCCGTCTTTGGGGTCCTAACGCAGGTTAAGGGGTAGATCATGGCCGGATTAGTTAGCAACGCAATGGGTCAGCAGACCCAGGACCAAAACGTCGAAGACGCCATGAGCCAAGCTCCTGTGCCTGACGAGGGTATGGCCAAGCAGCAGGAGATGATGCCTGGCGAGGAAATGGAAGAGGGCTCAGACGACCCCAACTACATTCAGGCGCTCGCTTTCGCGATGGATGTGTTGTACGAGAAGGAAGCGGCCAAGAATGTCGCCAAGTCACTGCGCGGCGCTCAGGACCCCGTCGAGTCTTTGGCCAACACTGCATACGAAATCACCGCGATCGTAGACGAGCGCACCGAAGGGCGCGTGCCCGACGAGTACTTCGCGCTGCTTGCGACCAAGATTCTCGAGGAAGTTGCCGATATCGCCGAGGCCGCCGGCGTCCAGATTCGCCCGGCCGATGTCGCTCTCGCGCTCAAGCAAATGATCCTTCGATACCTGGGAGAGCAGGGCGTCGACACCACCCAGTTGCAGCAAGCCATGGACCAGGTCGATCCCGCTGAGTTCGACGCAATGGCCATGGAAACGGAAGAGGAGCCCGCAGCATGAGCGGATTGATTTGGTCCGGTATCGGGCAAGGTATCGCCGGAGCTGGCCAGGCGTTTGCCGGCAGCATCATGAAGGACATCGAGTACCAGCGTCAGCTCGAGGCTGAGCAACGCCGGGAGGAGTCTGCGCTCAAGCGACTGGAAGAGGCTGACCGCATCAAGGCTGAACGTGAAGACGCGAGGGCAGAAGCGCTGAGGCAACGGGTTGCTCGAGAGTCTGCCGACGTCTCGACAAAGGCGGCAGATCGTGCCGCCAAGCGCGAGGGCGAGCTCGGGGCTCAAGATTTGTCACGTCTGATGACTGCTTCGTCTATGACCAGCGGCGGCGAGATGGGGTCTGAGGAGGATTTCAAGAAATTGCTTGCTGATCCGCGCAATCGCGAGGTCTACGAGAAGGCTGGACTGATTGAGAAGCGCATGGATACGCGCTTGCAGAGAGCCGACGACGAGTCGCAAGTAGCGCTTGAAATGGGCGCTCACTCGTCAGTGATTGAGGCCTACAGCAAGAAGCGTGAGGCCGTGCTCAAGCAGATCGTGGAAGAAAACAAAGAAGCTCGCGAAACCCGGCGACTTGAGCAACAAGACCGCAGGCTGTCTCAGCAAGAAGAAAGCCTTGCCATGCAAGGCAGGCGCACCGACGCATTGATCGAGCGCATGTCGTCGCAGAATAGAACCGACCAGCAGCGCGCCGACGCGGCGACGACAACCGCCAACCGGCCGAGCGCAACCGTCCGTGGTCAGGAATACCGTACGGGTGCTGACTTCACGACCCGCGAGCGCACGTTGCGCACGCAGATCGGCAAGTCGTTTGGCGAAGACAAGATCCGTCTGCAGAGCGAACTCACCGAGCTCCTTGAAGCCCGGAAAAAGTGGGAAGCCAGCCGCCCTTCCGCAGCGCCGGCAGCAACCCCGGCAGCTTCTGCAGCACCTAGCACGACCCCGTCGGCGAGCAAGAACTACAGCAATCTTTGGAAGTAAATCATGGCAAAGAAGTGGTCTGACGTAGCGGCAAGTTCCGCATTCCAGGCCCTCTCCTACGAACAGCAGGAAGAGGCGCGTCGTCAATACTTTGATGAGGTCATCGCTCCTCAAGTTCCAACCGAAGACATCGACCTGGCACGCGGCCAGTTCCTGGTAGACACCTCGATCAAGCGCCCTCAGGCGCCTGAGATCGCCGGCACTGACTTCGGCGACGCGGCCACATCGATGCAAGGCACGCCTCCTCCCGCGGACAATCGCGGACTGATTGCGCGCCTCACTGACGTATTCAAGCCGGCGCCCAAGCCCAGCGTCATGGAGGGCTATCAGCCCACCGCCGAGCAGCGCCAAGCGTCGATCGATCAGCGCCTATCGCTGGGTGCCGGGCCGATCAGCACGCAGACCGTACAACAGGCGGCCGACGTCCGCGCAGGTCGAGCCAGGCCCTCGAGTCCGATCGTCGCCAAGGTCGCTCAGTCGATGGAAGAGCAGAAGGTTCCGTCGCTGGACGACATGATTCAGCGCACGAATCGGCCAGTCGTACAGGACATGGTCCGCGATGCGAAGGCGGACGAGTTTCGAAGCGCAGGCGAGTGGGCAATCGATACGCTTTCGGGCCTATCGCAAGGCGCCATCTCCCTGGCTCAGCTCCCGATCAACATCATCGCCCCGAGTAGCGACATCGCTGAGACGCTTCGCCAGACTCAGAAGGAATGGCAGGCCGCCGAGAGCGACGTGCTCAAAGCTCAGCGCGACCAGTTGCGCCAGCGTGTGCAGCAGGAAGAGGGCTTCTTCGACAAGTACGCGGCAACGGTCGTGCAGCTCGTCACGAGCCCCGCGCTCACCATCTCCGAAGCCGCCAAGCAAGTGCCCATGTTCCTGGGTGTCTTGGGCGCTTCGCGCCTGGGTGCCGCAGCTGGTGGTGCTGGTGTCAACGTAGCGAGCCGTGTGAGCCCCGCAGTAGCTTTCAGTGACGCGATCACCGGCGGAGCAATACAAGCAGGCGCGCGTGCAACCGGAGCGGTGGCAGGGGGCAGAGCTGCGGCTATGACCATGGCTGGCGGCGATGCTGCTGGCAGTGTCTATGAAAAGCTCACCGACCCAACGCAAACCCCGCTATCAGTCTGGGAAAAGAACCCTGACTTTCAACGCATGGTTGCCGAGGGCAAGACGCCGCAGCAAGCGATTGAAGACCTCTCAACCACTAAAGCCAGAATGGCTGCGCTTGTAGCTTTCCCGCTTGGGTTGCTTGGTTTTGCGGGCGCCGAAGCTGCGATCGCAACTCGAGGTTTGGGCACGGCCACTGCGCAAGCTCTTACTGCTTCCGGCGTGGGGAAAACCATTATCCGAGACTTGCTTGGCGAACAGGCTGAAGAAGGTGGTACACAAGCTGTCTCAAATGTCATCGCAAGGACAGTCGACCCGAACGTCAAGCTAACCGAGGGCGTCCCCGAGGCGATGGGCCAGGCGCTCGTTACCTCCGCACCTTTCAGCGTGCTGGGTGCCGCCAGTCGCGCACAGGAGGCCGCACAAGCAGCACGCCTCACCAACTTCACTGAGCCAGGTTCAGCGACTCAGCGCGCCGGCCTGGTGGATATCGTCATTCCGGTGCCCGATGCGCCGGCCATCATCGGAGGTAGTGATGTCAGCACGCCAGGCTCAACTCTACCCCCACTTGCAGGAGGCGCTGGACGCACGAGTGCTCTCGACCAACGAGGCGTGGATGCTGCAGGACGTGATCTTGATCTCGCCGCCGGGGTGCCGGGTGGAGCTCTCGCAGGAATTCGAGGGGCCGATCAACAAGATGATGCTCTTCGAGGCGGAGCCCCTCAACGACTTGCCAATCTGACGAGCACGAGCCCGATCCCTCGCGCATCGGATGCGGACCTGCTGGCCCGCACGGAAGCCGCGATCGGACAAGATAACAATGCTGTAGTCCCGACCGAGATCTGGACGGGCCGACGCGGTGACGGATACGTCACGCTCATGGATGCGGAGCAAGCGCTACCCAGCCGGCAGCGCATGTTCAAAGACTTGTCGTGGTCCATCGAGCAGATGCCCAACGGCAAATTCCGACTGGCCGGCTATCCTCAGGAGAGCAGCCTTGGCACTCAAGCCACTCAAGCCCAGCAAGCAGAAACGCAAGGACAGCAACAAGAGCAAGCAATGGGTGCCGCACAAGGCGGCATTGTTGCAGGAGGCCAAGCCCCCGCAGCGCAAGTCCAACTGTCTGATTCTGAACGTGCCGGACTGAGACTCGCGCTACCCGCGCCCGCGACAACGCTTCAGAACGTCCAGACCCAGCTCGAGAAGCGACGCGGTGTAACCGTCGAAGCGATCTCGCCTGCGGACCTGAGCGATTCGCAGCGTCTGGCAAGCACGGTAGCCCGCCTGATGGGCAACACGCTGACGGTGGTCCGTGCGGTCAAAGGTGACCCGGCCGGCATGCCCAATGGGTTCATCAACCGCCTGGGCGGCAAGCACATCTTCATCGACGCCAATGCGGATGACGCGCCGCTGTCGATTGCCATGCACGAAGGCTTGCATGGCCTACCTGCAGAGCGTCGCAAGCAACTCAACGCTGCACTGCTCGAGGTGTTCAACCAAGAACGCAAGGGCGAGTTCCAAGCCGAGTTCGGGTACGACGACGCCAAGTTCGATGAAGAGGCCCCGGCCTTGATGGCCCAGGCGGTCAGCAAACGTGCCGACTTCTGGGAAGAGCTGCGCACGAAGATGGGCAACAAGGAGTTTGCCGAGGTGGCCAAGGTCATCCTGAGCAAACTTACTCAGATCGTGACCGGCGCCAAGAAGGAGTACGGCGACGAGTTCGTGTCCAAGTACATCAAGGACGTCGAGCGAGCTCGCAGTCTTCTTACCGACGCGTACGCCGAAGCCATGAAGGCGCAGGGCCTCAAGCCCGACGTCGCGACCGACGTCGCCGAGTCTTCGCGCTCGCGTATCGGGATGGATTTCAAGGACGTCATCAAGCGCACGCCCGAGCTACAGGAAGGCATGCGAGCGCTGCAGGCTGGTGAGATCACCAAGCAGGACTACGACCGGCTGGTCAACGAGTACAAGCCCGTCGAACCCTACGAAACGGTGCCGGATCCGGTTACCCCCGAGGCTGCCAAGTTCGCGCTTGCCAATGGCCGCGGGCAGTCGGCAGAAAAGGCCGCCAAGTTCGGTCTGCCAAGCCAGGTATTCAAGCTCGGCGAGGCTGCTCAACTGCGCCTCGATATTCCGTCTTACTCCGAGCACGGCGCCTGGGTTGTCAGCGTGCATCGCCCCGATGGCAAGTCCTTCGGTGCAGGCACGGTGATCGGCTACGAGCCGGTTGCCTCAGTAACCAATGTCAGGTTCGGCATGCTCGAGAAGTCTGCAGCCAAGATCGCCGCAGGCGCAAACAAAGGCACGATCGCCACCATCATGGGCGACTGGAAGCCTACGAGCTCGGCCGAAGCCAAGATGAAAGCCGACCAGGCGCTCAAGTCCAAGGACTGGGTACAGGTCGGCATGGACCCCGAGCGGCACTCGTACTTCTACGATCGCTCAACCATGGAGCCCGTGATCTCCGCTGACGAAGTCATCCAGATCGGCCCATTGGTCCTGGCCAAGAATCCGGTCTACGGCGACAAAGCCGACTTCATGTTCAGCAACAAGGCTGGCGGCAACATCAACGACAAGCTGCAGGCCAGGATTGACGGCGACTTCGACGCCGCGGTTGCTGAGTACAGCGCACTGCCTGGCGCTCAAGACGGCAAGCTGATCGACACCGACCTGGTCCGCGAGCTCTCGCCCGATTACCGCGCCGACAAGACTCGGGCTGCCGAGGTTCACGATGCGGCCAGCAACATGACCCAGCGCATGTTCGAAGCTCGCGTCGATGCTGCACCGCGCAAGTCGAGCGTGCTCTTCATGGCCGGCGGCGGCGGGGCCGGCAAGTCCTCTGCCGATACGCTTCTCAGCAAGGTGCAGGACAGCGTTCATACGATCCTGGATGGCACCCTCTCGAGCTACGACAAAGCAAGGCGCAACGTCCAACGCGTACTCGACCGCGGCCAGCGTGTGGTCATCGCATACATCTACCGCGAACCCGAGGAGGCGCTGGTCAATGGCGTGCTGACGCGCGCCATGAAGACGCGCCGCGCTGTTCCGCTCGATGCTTTGGTCAAAGGCCATGCGGGCTCGAGCGAAGTAGTGCGAAAGCTACAGGATGAATTCGGTGACAACCCCAACTTCGCCCTCTATGCGATCGACAACTCGCGCGGTCCGGGCAAGGCGGCGCTTTTGCCGCTCCAAAGTATCACGCCTGTGATAAAATCTGGACTGAAGGAGAGACTACTCAATGCAACCGAAACCGAATACCAAGCCGGCCGTATCGACGACGCCATCTACCAAGCAACCATCGAAGGATTCCCTGACGCCGCAGGAGCAGCTCGAGGCGAAGCTCTGGCGGCAGAAGATGGACAAGGCCTTCCAGGAAGCGCTCAAGGACGGAGCGGATCTGTCGGGCAAAGAGACGCCGTAAGCAGCAGCGCCGGCAGGTACAAGTTCACCAAGGACGAAAAGGGTCGCATTGTCTTTACCAAGGATGCCGACCGCATCCGCTTCCTGGCGCGCGATGTCGCCAAGCCATTCAAGGTTGATGGCGACCGCATCACCTTCCGCTCCGATGATGCAGACAAGGTCATTGAGGTGCTCGAGAAGGAGCCCAAGGTCGACAAGAAGATCGCCTCCGCGATCAAGAAGAAGCTAGGCCTCAGCGACGCTGAGCTCGCTTCCACCTCCCTCGAGTACCAGACCGGCGAACCCAAGGATCGCGCCTTCGTGGCACCGCTCAAGGGCGGCATCCCGGAGGTCGTCAAGTTCCTCGAGGACCGTCGCCGCGCTTCTGGCCTGCGACTGCTGGACATCGCCAACCCCGAGGACCAGGACACCGTCGCCAAGCTGATGGCAGCCGAGACGCTGGCCGCGATCCGCTCCGCGGGCAATGCGCTCGAGTGGTACGACGAGACGATTGCCCGCACGCTTGCGATGGCCGCGGTCAAGTACCCCGAGCTGCAGAGCGACCGCAACGCTCAAATGATCTTCCGCCTCGCGATGGCGATCACCTCGCAAGGCCTGAACGTCGAGAACAATCTCAAGTTCACGATGCGTCAGTACGACACCTACCGCAAGACCGGCAAGTACCCGGAGGTGGGCGAGGGCGACTCGGCATCGGTCATGGTCGGCAACTTCAAGCTGGCCAACGCGCTCATCGATGAGATGGGCATTGACTTGTTCCGTCAGTTCCTCGTGACTCCTTTCACGATCGGTGAGCTCAACCGTGCGGGCTTCGAGCCTGGCGGCGAGCTGATCGATGAGATGGTGCTCGGGTCGTCTGTCTTCGGTCCGAAGATCGGATTCGGCTTCTACTCCAACCTGAACGGCAACTTCGAGCCGGTCACCATGGACATGTGGTTCATGCGGACCATCGGCCGGTTGACCGGTAGCCTGCGCGCATTCGATGCTGAGAAGTTCTCAGCGCAACTCTCGCGCCTGCGCGGCGCCCTCGATCAGACTGGCACCGATGGCGTGTACGCCGATCAGTTCGATGCAGAGCTCGTGGCACGCGCCCGAGAAGATCAGGATGCTGCGATCGAGCTCGCTCGCCAAGTCGGCAAGGCCCACGAGAAAGACTTCAAGAACAACCGCGCCGAATTCGACGCTGGCACCCGCAAGAAGTCGCAGCTCGTGCTCGCTTCGGACACGATGGTGCAGTCGCTCGACAAGCCGAGGGACGTACCCGCCAGCGGTGGCGAGCGTCGCCTGCTGCGCGAAGTCGTGCGCAAGGCAGTGGCTCAGGTCGAGAAGGCTTACGGCCAGCGGATCCCGCCGGCTGCCATGCAGGCACTCATTTGGTACCCTGAGCAGGAGCTCTACAAGGCGATGGGCGTCAAGCTCAGCGTGACCAGCCAGGACTACGCAGGCGCAACCGAGAAGGTTCTCAAGCAAGAGGGATACGATGAACAACGACTCCGCACAGCAGCCGAATCTGGATCAAGAAGCATTCGACAAACGAATGCAGCAGATGTCGGACAAGGATCGCAAAGCGCTGGTCAAGAAGCTGGGAGATCTGGCCCGCTCGAAACTGGGGAGCGGGAGCGATTCATCCGCGACCGATACGAGCGCACCCAGCTCGCCCAAGAAAGACTAGACCCCAAGCGTCGCGCCGTTGTTTTCGAGGTCGCTCCAGACCCGAACAACGCCGCCCTCACCGAGACCTGGCGATCACTGGATCCTGCGCAGCGTCTTGCGATCAGCGATCGCGTTGCGCGGACTATCGTGCCGCGGGTGCTCGCCGAGTTCAATACCGACGGCATCCTGGCAGAGCAGGTCGGCAGTTATCTGGACGACACGAACCCCTCGTTTGCGCTATTGCTGAACAAGGGCGATCCGGTCGAGATCTCCAAGATGCTCGGCTTCGTGCTCGCCCAGGACTCGATGGTCGTGGTCTCGCCAAAAGAGTTCAAAGGCGGCGACAAGAACACCGCGCTCGTGATCCAGGTGGGCGACAAGACACCCCAGGAGATCGAGGTGATCTACAACCAGCTTCGCGAGATCGAAGTCAACGGCGAGAAGCCGATTGGCGGCCAGTCGTACGCGAACGGCGGCATGACGGTGCTCAACTTCTCGGACGTTCCGACGAGCGAGCTTGCGATTCTTGTTGACCAAAAACTTAACAAAGCTTATAGTGTTCTGACCCGTGAAGTATTCGCGGCATTCCCAAGCAAACAGGAGTACGACTATGCCAGTTCGACCAATGACGGACGAGGAAGCAGAGCGGTACTTCGGCAACGGGCTCGTGATCTTCGGTCAGAAGCGACCGCAGCCCTCGAGCAAGAGCTCCGAGCCGAAGGAATCGAGTTCAGCAACCGATCCGATGCAACCAGCGCAGCAGGCGTTGGAAGAAGCTCTGAAGAGGAAGTTCGGGGAGTAATCCCTGAGTATGGTGCCCCCCGAGAGGGCGCCACCTCTGCAGTTGGCTACCACTACAGCCGACAGTCCCGCACCACACTACTCAGCACTGCCTACGGCACCGGTCTCAAGGGTGCCGAGATGGCCCGTTTGGAAGGCTCAGACCCGCGGCTGAAGCAGCGTGTCTATTTCTACCTCGACCGCGGTACCGGCATCAACCCAGAGGCCGGCGTCGGCGGTTTTGCACACCGCGTCCGGCTGCAGAACCTGTACGACATGGGTGCGGACAGCCAGCGCCTGGCGCGCAACAACCGCGGCGCGAATGCCTTCGAGCTTGCGGTCATGAATGCCGGGTTCGATGGCTACATGACCCGCGACGCAGGTCCCTCGGGCGTCGCAGTCCTGCTGGGGAAACACATGGTCGGCGTCCAGCAGCTCGGAAGCCAGACTCGCATGCGTACGGACGACATTGTGCCGCCTGCTGAGCGTGTGCTCAGCGACGCCGAGAAGATTGCGGCCAACCGTTCGCTGCCTGCGGGCCGCATGGACGGCACCGAGTGGTCGCGGATGATCAAGGCCATGATGCCGGAGGTCTACGCCCAGTTCGAAGACAGCCCGGTCTGGTCATCGACCGCACCGATGTACAAGGACGAGCTCGCCCGCAAGCTTGACGAAGAGGACAGTATCGCCGCAAGCGAGCGCCGCAGGCTACCCAAGGTTTCGCCACAAAGCGCGCTCGAGGCGGACATCCGCAACGGCGCCAGGGCGCTCACGCGTGCGATCAATCGACTGCGCGCCGATCCGTCTTACGGCTTGAACCCCGAGCCCGTCGTCTTGGGTCGTTTGCCGCATGTGATGAACATGCTCGGCGCCAGCACCCAGGACCTGCAGATCGCACCGAGCATCATCCGCAAGGTGTTTGTCGACAAGCACGCCGAGGAGTTCGCCAGCATCACGCCTGAGCAGTTTGTCCGTGGCCTGTATCGCCCGGCGCTTGTTCTGCAGAGCAGGCAGTCGCCAAACGAGAAGGAGCTCGTGCTACCCATGACGGGTGACATTGGCGCGATCTTCGTTCCGATCACGGTGGCCGATTCGAATTCGCGCAGCAACGCGTACATCAACTCGGCGTACCAGCGCCGCATTGTCGATCCAGGCGATCGCAACGCGGACACGATTCTTCGGAGGATCAACGAGGGCGCCGCTCGCTATGTGGATCTGGCGCTGGCCAAGCCTGCACTGACAGGTCGACCGGATGTTGGGGTGGTGGATGAATCTGGATCTCAACGTTCCGGGCCTGTCCCGGTAACTCCACCCAGCGCATCCACATCACAGATGTTATCACAGGCTGGTCGTCCGTTCAATAAGTTCTTCACGCCGTGGCCTGCCGTGGCGCCGAAACTGCGCTCCATGATTGCTGATCGCAAGGTCAAGAGCGACATGGACTTGATGCGCTGGATTGGCGATAACTACCGGGCCGAATCCTCGCCCCAAGGTCTGGCCGATACGCCTGCATTCAGCAACCGTGCGCAGACTGAGACGCCAGCGTTCAAGCGCTGGTTCGGCGACAGCAAGGTAGTGGATGCAGAAGGTAAGCCGCTGGTGGTTTATCACGGGACAAACAACGACTTCAATGAGTTCCGGCCGAGTCAAAAGTTTGGCGACGCCTACTTTGCAAGCGAATCCAAAAGCTATGCCAACGCCATGGCAACAGGCGATGGCGGCAACGTCATGCCCGTGTTTGTCAGTATGAAAAACCCGCGAGTCATTTCCTTTTCTGAATACAGCGCTGACGCACTTGACAGGGCAATGACCGACGGGTCCGTGGACGGGCTGATCGCTGTTGATGAGAACGGCGTCAAGCAAGTCATCGTTGCTTTTGACAGCACCCAGATCAAATCCGCCAGTGGAAACCGCGGCACGTTCGACCCTAAAGACCCGGACATTACAGCAAGCAACCGTCGTCAACGCCTGAGCGTGATCGGCGGTCGCTTCCGTCTGCCCGCACCATCGATGACCGACGACGCAAGGCGCGCTCTGCAAGACGACGCGCTGCGCATGAAGCGCGTGATCGATGCGGTCAGGGAGCAGGGCGGTACTGTCACCGAAGCCCAAAACTTCTACGACGCGAACACGCTCATGCCGGGCCGCATCCAGGCTGCGATGGACGACTTCAAGTCGCAGATCGTGCAGCCCATGATCGACAAGGCGGTGAGCTACGACATCGACCTCGATGAGCTCGCGCTCTATGCCTACGCTAAGCACGCCGAGGAGCGTAACGACTACATCGCCAGCATCAACCAGCGCATGCCTGACGGCGGCTCTGGCATGAAGACTGCTGACGCGAACACGATCCTGCAGCAGGTCCAGTCTGGACCCAAGGCGCAGCAGTACGAAGAGCTTCATCGCGACCTGATGACGATTGCTTCGACCACTCGCCAGATCATGCTCGCTGAAGGTCTGATCACGCAGGACGAGTTCACCGCGCTCGATGGTGCGTACCAGAACTACATCCCGCTGCGCGGCCTCGAGAACGTGGACGACGAAGGACGCATGCGTCCAGGCGTTGGCCGCGGGGTCAACATCCGCGGCAAGGAAACGATCCGCGCCATGGGCCGCCGCTCGCGTGCGTCCGATCTGATCGAGAACGTGATCCGCGACTACGAGCGCGTGGTGATGCGCGTCGAGAAGAACGACGTCGGCAAGGTGCTGCTGGACTTCGTGCTGTCGAACCCCGATCCCGACCTGTGGGACGTGGACGTCGAGCGCACCAAGCCGGCATTCAACAAGGCGACCGGCCTTGTGCAGTACACCAGGCAGATCGAAAAGGGCGACGACACGATCGGCGTCAAGGTCGGTGGCCAGCAGGTCTATATCAAGCTTGCTGACCCGGATCTTGCGCGCGCTTTGCGTCAGGCATGGAAGGACGAGACGAGCGGATTCGAGCGTGCCGTCGTGGCCATGTCGGGCTGGTGGAACAACTGGATGCGCAACATGCTCACCCGGTACAACCCAGCCTTCGCAGCAATCAACATTCCGCGCGACGCGCTGTGGTCGGGTACAACTGCTGCGCTTGCGGAGCTCGGCCCCAAAGGTCTTGCCCGGTACCTGGCCTCTTACGGCGCAGCGCTTGTGCAGTCTTCGAAGTCCGAGCTCGGCGCCCAGACCAGTCAGCTCTACCAGGAGTTCCGCAACGCTGGCGGGATCACGGGCGGCTTTTATATCCGCGGCCTCGAGGACATCGAGAAGGACCTGCGCAACGAGATGCTTGCCGCTGGCGCCAAGCCCCGCGGCGCGATCGAGCGCATCAAGGCAGCCCGCACCTACAAGCTGGCCAGGCTCACGCTCAAGGCGCTCGAGTTCCTGGGTGCCGCGTCCGAGAATGCAACCCGGTTCGCGCTCTACTCCGCGGCCAAGCAAAGCGGCAGGACCCGCGTGCAGGCAGCTCTGCTCGCCAAGAACGGCACGACCAACTTCAACCGCAAGGGTGAGTGGGGTGGGGCGCTCAACAACCTGTACCTCTTCTACAACGCAGCGGTCCAAGGAACGGCCCAATTCGCGCGCGTGCTGCGCTCGCCGGCTGTGGCTGGGGCTATGGCAGGGGTGGCCGGTATCGGCGCCATGCTGGCCTTCTACGGGGCTTCTGCAGGGGGCGAGGACGACGACGGCGAAGCCTACTGGGACAAGATCCCCGGCTACGTCAAAGAGCGCAACATGGTCATCATGCTGCCGCCCGGCGAACCCCTGGCCGACGGTATCCAGCGCGTGGGCAAGCGCGGTCGTTACTTCACGATCCCGGTTCAGTTCGGATTCAACATCTTTCCGAACCTGGGGTATGTCATTGCTGATAGCGTCCGCAACCAAGAAGACCCGCGGCGCGGCCTGACACCCACCAAGGCAGCGCTGCACATGACCTCGGTCGTGTTTGGCTCGATCAACCCGTTCGGCGGATCGTTCGATCCTACCGATGGCGTCCAGGTCTTGCTGGCCGCGATGCCCACGATCGCTGACCTGCCGATCCAGCTCGTGTCCGAGCGCAACACCTTCGGCACGAGGTCTTCGCCCGAGCGCTCGCCGTTCGACACGAAGCCCGACTCCGAGCGCATGTTCACGAGCTCGCAGGGAACGGTGCCGGCAAAAATTGCCGCTGCGCTCAACCGACTCGGCGGCGGCAACGAGGCCAAGCCTGGCAGCATCGCAGGCGTGGAGACCTCGGTCACGCCTGGAACCATCCAGACCCTGATCAGCGCAACGACGGGCGGCCTGGGTTCGTTCATCGAGCAGATGGGCTCCTCGATTCTTGCCATGACAGGCGACGACAAGGACATCAAGGCGGCCAAGATCCCCGTGCTGAACAAGTTCTATGGCGAGGTAGACGAGGCTGCCAACATCCGCAGCGCAGGCGAACGTAGCCGCGAGATCGGCAAGGTGGTCGATGAGGTCAAGCAGCAGGCGCGCGTCGGACTCGAGCCCAAGCTGACCGACGACGAGAAGCGACTGCTTGGCCTGGCCTCACTGGCCGACGCCTACGACAATGCGATCTCGCAGATGCGCAAGGCTGAGATTCAGGTGATTCGGGACGAGAAGATGACCGAGGCTCAGAAGACGCTCGAGCGCCGCAAGATCTTGGTCGCGCGTGACCAGATGGCCACCGAGGTGAACCGGGAATACCTCAAGAGCCTTGAGGCACCCCGCAAACCCTAGACGTAGGGCGACAGGTCCGGGGGCTTCCAGCCCTCGGGCTTGCCGATCTTGCCTCCCGGCAATATCACTGGCTTGCCATCGACCAGCTTTTCGTCGTTGGCTTTGAGAACCATCAGATCGGCCAAGGCTTTGTTCATGCCGGCCAGATAAGCCACACCATTACCCGTGACGTCTGCGTCGCACAGCGCGTCCAATGCGGCCTCCCTGGCGCCTTCCTTGAACACGATCATCTTGGTTCGGGACTTGGCGAGCGAGCCGATGTACTCGAGGTCGTGGATAGCATTACGCAAATCCTTGCTGGCTAGCATGTCGACGCATTCAAGCGTTCGCAAGAATTCGCACATCTCCTCGATGTGGCAGCCGATCTGGACCGACAGATTCTCCGGGCTCGGCTCCTTGCCGCAGTTCTGTAGCCAGCGCTTAGTGCGTAGGAAGTTGCTGCCCATCGCCCAGCCCTCCCATGATCTTGACGTGTTGCTGGAACAGGTGGATGGACATCACCGCGCCCTGATGCGCTGCGCTCGTTTCCTGGGCGCCTTGCTCCCCGAAGTCGACCGAGATCTTGACCTGGTCGCCCTCGTCTTCGAATGTGACGACTGCCTTCATGCTTCACCCCCTTCGGTATCTGCCGCCTCGGTCCGCATCCACTGCGGGAAGATGGGGTAAACCTTCCCATCGTGGTCAATGAGGCACGGCTCCTTGAGCTCGTCGTTGCGGACGATCGGGCAGCCATGGATCTCACCGGGCTCGAAACCCTCCTCGACGCCCATCTCCTGACGCACCTCCTCGAACCACCAACCAGGTCCGGCAATGACGGGTAGCGGGGTGTCGACCCACTTCGTCGGCGGGATCTTCTCCTTGAGGATCATCAGCGAGTGCAAGACGTTCGCGACGGTGTAGACGGTGCGGCTCATAGCTTGGCCTCGTCCAGTCGGTGGTCGCCGCACCAGTCCATGCCGAAGACGGCCGGAAACCCGCCCATCGTGGGTGCGTGCCTGCGGCAGCGCCCGAACGACCCCTTTTCGGTGGAGACCGGGGCGCCCTCCTTGGGGACGTACCACATGCACGACTGGCAGCGCATGCCCGCGGATCGGTGCTTCCAAGGGTCTGAGATCGGCCCTTGGTCTTTCTTGATCTCAAGCGGTACATATTTTATTTCTGGCCCCTGGAAACTGGGGATAGTTCCGGCGTTAGATGTAGTCGTAGGGCCGCTCATCAGAACCTCCACGTCGCTGCTTTGACTGCCCACATCTGAGCCGACTGAATCTCAGTGATGGCAATGCTGGCCATGCGCGCGATCTCCCCGTTGGGCTGGTTGGTGCGCAGCTCGTGGATCTCATCGATCAGGTCGGCGCATCTGCGCTTGATGGCTTCGACCGTCGGGTCGTAGCTGGGGTTGAATGTCATACCAACGGCTTTCTCGCCGAAGGTCAGGGTGTCGTTGCTAGGTGCGTTCATCGTTGTCCTTTCACTTCTAAACGCGGTGGGGGAAACAAGCATTCATGCGGGTTGCAAGCCTACAAGCATTGTGATAATTTAGAAGTAATCGAACCCCCAAATCGCCCGCAAACCCGCATGGTTGAGCCAAATTAGTTGTGATAACGCAACGGCCTGCAAAGCCGTGTACGTCGGTTCGATTCCGGCTCGCGCCTCCAAATAAATCAGTCACTTAGCTCTCCGGCCTCGGTTATATTTTGTGATAGGTTAGAAGTACTTCTAACCGGAGCCGATCTCCCGACCGTCCCGATCCGCTTCGAGGTGTAGTGCGCGGTCATCTTTTCGGTCGTGTGACCGAGCAGTCGCCGGGCTGCTTCCATCCCCTCGGACTGCATGGTCGAGATGCCGGCCATGGGTCGGATGTCGCGGTGCTGGAACCGCTCAAACTCAATGCCAAGCTTCTCGGCCTTGGTCTCGGCCAGATCCCTGGCCAGGCTGAACCGGTAGCGGAAGGCCCCAGTCGTGCTCAGGCGCTCGCCTTTCTCCGTGGTGAGCACGAACCCCTTGGGCACCTCCCGATCGCCCCGTAGGCGCCCGATTAGGGCCTCCAGCTCGTCGTCTGCGATCACGGTCCTGGGTTCGTCGCCCTTGGACTGCCAGACGCGGATCGAGATGGGGCTGGATCGGTAGTCGACCTGCTTCCACTCGAGGCTGAAGAGCTCGTCCGGGCGGGTGCCAAGACGGGCGGCCAGCTCGAGCACGTTCTTGACGACCTGGTCGCCGCACTCCCAGACCAGCCAGTAGTCCTCCGGGCGCACCGCGATCTGGCGACCCTTTTCCGTCGGAAGCTTGACACCCGTGACAGGGTTTGGCCCGGTCACGAAGCCGCGCTCCTTGGCCCAGTTCCACATGACCGAGAGGAAGCGCATCTCCTTCTTGGCGCTGATCTTGGCCGATCGCTTGTCGATGTACTTGCGCACGACGACCGAGTCGATCGCCTGCATCGGCTTGCCCGAGAAGACGGACTTCATGGTCTTCCAGTAGGTCTCGCGGTCATCGTAGGTGCGCTGCTTGTTGCGGCCACCCTCGACCTCGCCCTTGAACCATTCCATGAAGGCCTGGTAGATCGCGTCGCACGTCCCCGCTTCGGTCGGCGTCGGGCTCTTCTCGATGTCCGCCCACTTGCGCAGCGCCTGCACGCGGTTGCTGCCGAGCGAGGTCCACTTCACTTTGCCCTCGACTTTGGCAACGTGATAGTAGGCGGTCCACTTCTTGCCGCTCTTGCTTACGCCTGACTTCTCGTGGAAATGCGGGATGCGCGACATCAAGATGCTCGGAGTATCGACAAGGTGATTATAAGCCCTGTGATACATGAGGCAAGGAACGAAGGTAGCTCTGGGCGCACGAGCCAGCTCGGGCCGCTCGGCCACAAGTGACTGAAGCCCCATCGCCACGCCGCCCAATAAAGGACGTATCCACCGATCGTAGCGAGCATCAGCGCTACACCGATCAGAGCGTTATGAATGTTCATTTCAGTCCCTCGAAATTGAAGTCGACCGCTTTGTCAGTTGGCTCTGGACGAACGGAAACACCCATGGCTTGCTCGAGCGCCTTGCGATGAACTCGTGGCCATCCGCTTTGCGCCAGTAGGTACGGGATCCCGTTTCCTTGAAGCCACTTCTTGAGTAGCTCCTTCTGGCCGATACCTGCGATCGCGCAGAGCTCTCGCTCGGTCAGGATGTCGAGCATCTCAAGATCCCTTCAGACGCGCCTCGGCCTTGAGCGCTGCGTAAGCAATGCAGTCCTCAAGGCTGTCTTGATGCGGGCTCGCTCGCTGACGGTCTCGGACGTCTTTCAGAATTTGTAGCAGTAGCCAACCTTCTGACTCGGTCAGGTCGCGGCCGGTGATTGTGTTGAAAGCTTCAACGGTTCTTTGCATGCTGCGCTCGCCCTCAGGCTTGTCATAAGTTGCAGCACGGTCCTCCATGTGCTTTCGCGCTTTCTCCAATAGTTCTTGTGCTTGCATCGATCTGTCCTCTAAAACGGTATTGAATCCATATCCCACTCATCACACCCTTCCGCCATCACTTCATCGGGAGGGCGCGCATTGAACTTGGCGCAAGTCTTGTCTCGCATCATGTAGTGCGAGCAGCTATGACACGAAGGGCTCAGCGCTTGAAGCCGAGCAACCTCGCTCTTGTGAAACGACAACATCTTTCGCCACTCTTCTTTCCCCATGTTCACCTCAGTAGATTGATCATTTTTTGTAACTCATGAACATCAGGGTTTGCCTGCTTGATCATCTTCTCGGCCCGCGGGTAGTCGCGCTTGTACTGACGACCGCGCTCGATTGATACATCGAGCATGCGCTTCGGCAGCGTTCTCATCAGCTCGGCCAGCGTGGCGCGCCGCTCTTCAATCAACTCCTTCTCTGCATTCATGCTGCAGCCTCCGTTTCCCAGTGATGGGACACGACCGTTGGGTACGAGCCCATCTTGTTGATGGTTATTGCTACCGGCGTGCGCAAGATCTTCTGGTCGAAGTTCAGCCATTCGATCGCCTCATCGACGTTCGAAGGGATCGCATCGATCTTGGATCGACGCGTCCACCAGGTCTCGGCCTTGAGTCTTGGATAGCCCGTGTGCGAGAGACATACCCATTCGCTCGCTGACCGCACCAGGCCGCTGAAGTACTCCACGCGCAGGCTCGGCACGCTTCCGGGCTTGTTGTGCTTGTAGTACCGCACCTCAGACACCGGCACCGCGACGATCTTGTTTTCCTTCTGCGTGGATAGGATCGCTGCGTTCGATGCTTCGTCGGTATGCGGATCTCTCTCTGGCTCTTCCTCGCGCAGCACCGCACCGCAGCTCGAGCATGTGCGTGCGGCCGGGTGGTTCTGGCTGCCGCAGGACTCGCAGTTCACGAAGGGCGTCTCGCCGCCTTTCTTTTTCTTCTTCGGGTTGCGACCGCGGATCTCATCGACCGGTCCCATCTCGAGCGTGGTCGTGGTGAAGTCCGCCCACATGCAATCGGCCTTGCCGTTTGCAATCGACTCGTTGATGTCAGCGCCGATGCACCGCATCCCGCGGCCGGCGATCTGGACGTACAGGACCGGCGACTTGGTCGGCCGAAGCAGGGCGATGAAGTCCACTTCCGGCACATCGAACCCGGTCGTCAGCACGGCGACGTTCACAAGGCATCGGATGCGACCGGCGCGGAAGTGACCGATGATCTCCTCGCGCTCAGCCTTCGCGGTCTTCGCGCTGACCATGTCGACGTCTACGCCGAGCGATTCGAGCTCGTTGCGCACCTGGTTGGCGTGCTCGATCGATACCGCAAAAACGAGCCAGCGTTTGCGGTTGACAGCCAGGTTGACAATCTCTGCGCATGTACGACGCACCAGATCGCCCTGTAGGGCGACGCGCTCGAGGTCGGCGATGACATAGTCACCGTTCTGGATTCGCGCCGCTGAGGCGTCCATACGGGCCGCTACGGGGGCAGGAACGAGGGGCGTGAGGAATCCAAGGTCAAGGAGCTCGCGCATTGAGACGCGCGATGCGATGTGCGAGAAGAGCGCTTCCTTGCCTGCGGTGAGCCAGACCCAGTTGCCGCGGAAGGGTGTACCCGTCCAGCCGATCACGCGAGCCTGCGGATTGCTGAGCGCCAGGTCGTTGAGAAACCCGCGCCAGATGCCGACGTCTTTGGGGTTGATCAGATGGCACTCATCGGCCAGCACGATGTCGATGCGGCCAAGCTTGTGGGCGTCGTTGCAGATGCTGCCGATGGTTGCGTAGGTAAGCTGCCGGTTGAGCTGCTTCTTGCCCACCGAGGCGCTGTACAGCCCGACGTCGGCGTTCGGCCAAACGGCCAGAAGCTTGGCGACGTTTTGCTCGAGGAGCTCCTTCTGGTGAACCAGCACCAGCACGCGAGTGCCTGGGTGTTGGGCGTCTGCGCGCTGCGCAAGCGCTGCGATCATCAGCGACTTGCCGGCGCCAACGCATGCGTCCACGATCGGGTTGCCGCCGTTGTGACCATTGAACCAGGCCCACAAGTCATCGAGCGCGCGGGATTGGTAGTCGCGCAGCTTCATGCGATGACCGTCCCTGGAATGCCTGCGTCAGCGAGCGCTGCCTTGAACGCTCCGGTCGAGCCGCCCAGAGCTTCCTTCTGGACGCACGACTTCACTTCCAAACTCGAGAACGCATCACTTCCTTCACCGTTCTTGAAAGTCGTCTTGCTCTCGTTGAGCGTGTACTCCACGTCACCATTGTGATAGCCGGTCTGCGACGCGAACCGGCTGAAGAACATCGGGATGTAGCGATGGCTCGGGCAGTTGTGCGACTCGAGCTGCGCGATGTGACCGACAATCCCAAACTGCTCGCAGTTCCATTCGGCGCCATCGACGGGTGTCGAGTGAGCGCACGTCCTGCAGTTGACGTCGGGCATCTCGGTGCCGTGGCACTGGTCGTAGAAGTTGCAGCTCTTGCACTGCCACCAGGCCGGGTCGTTGCTGACCCGCAGGGGAGGCTCCGCGGCACGGATCACGCGCTCGGCGCGCTCCATCAGGCGACTGAACTCGTCCTGATCGAACTCGAGGCGCTCGGTGTAGACCGTGTCGTCGTTCTTGTTGACCGCCATGTAGAGCGCCCGCTTGAGGCCCTGCAGCCCCATATAGATTTGCATCTGCGCGAAGTGCTGGGGCTTGGACTGGCGCACGCTCTTGGCGACCAGGTCCTTGAACGACTTGTCGTTATGGGTTTTGAATTCCAGAACGTGCCAGGTTTTGGGTGCCTCCGGGATGTTGAGGGCGACACCATCGAGCGAGCCACCGAAGTGACCGTCGACCGCGGACACGCTCCACTGCTTGCCGTCGGCGTCCTTGTCGTGGACCTCGACGCCGATTCGGCGCAGGTTCTTGACGAGCCGCTCTTCCTCGAGCGAGCCGGTCTCGAAAAGCCTGAGCATGCGGCCGGGGAACTTGGCGCCGCCGGCCCAGCGGAACGTGAGCCAGAGATAGCGCTCGCAGTGGTGGCCGATCAGCGATGCGCCCAGGTGGGGGCGGCGCGAGTCCTTGGCGTCGGCTTCGTACGCGTTGTAGATCAAGGACGCGATGGTGTGGTTCGATTCGGGCAAGGCTGCCATGGGAGTGAGCTCCGGTTGTTGTACGGGTAAGGGCGGTCCCTTACCGGTACAGGCCCTTGCGGGCCTGCTCGCTCAAGCGGCTTGGGCAATGTCGACCAGGTCCGGCTCGTTGCCTGCGACCTCGACCTTCACGCCGGAGCTCATCGCGCCGACGATGTCCTTCGGCTTGGCGATCTCCACGGAGAAGCGACGATTGGCGATGTGCCTCAGGGCGGCTTGCTTGGTCGAGGCTTCGACCAGATAGAACTCGTCTTCCGACGACACTGCGTAGATGCGGGTGCTCACGACTGCGACTCCTCGAGTTGCGGGTTGGGGGTTTCTTCGGCGGTCTGCTCTGCTGCTTTGCGCAGTTGCTGAAGCTGGGTGGCGTACTGCGTGGCGATCTCGTTGTAGAGGGGCTGCGAGCGCTTCATGGGAAGCTCGGCCAGCGCCTCGAGAACAAGCTCGATGCCTGGCGCGACCATCTGAATGTTGAAGAGTTGGGGACGATTCATTGACTGCTCCATGGTTGGGGGTGGGCTACTCGCTGCGTCCGTGACCGGTACACGGCATCCGCTTTCGCCACAAGTATTGTGATACTCAGGCCTTCTTCAGCCACGGGGGCGTCGCGGCCTGGTTGGCGGCCGGCGCGCTGGCGACCTGAGGCGAGACCGCGGGCTGCTGGGGCTGAGGGAACGAGGTCTGCTGGATCGCGGCGTTGTGATCCGGGCTGCCGCCCAGAGGCTTGAAGCCGGAGATCTCGTTCTGATCCTCGTACCGACCGGTGTCGTCCTTGCGGATCTTCACGCGGATCTGCACGGGCTTGTAGTGCAGCAGGTTCGAATCCGGCAGGGTGTTCAGGTTCACTGCCTCGCAGAGCTCGCGGAGCTGCTGCTTGGCGATGCGCTCCGCCTCGGGGTTGTTGTGCTGAATGTTCAGCCTGGCCCAGAGCTTGCGGTTGCGGTAGCCCTGCTGGATCACCTCGAAGGTGAGCTTCAGGGCCCGGCCGTTGCCGGAGTTGAGATTCACGACGTCGGACTCCACGACCTGCGCGGCGTACCAGCCGGCGGGGAGGAGCTCGTAGTTGTTGTCGCGTTTCTCGACGGAGTTGGGATCGAAGTTGAGTTGCGCCATGATGGGTGTCCTTTCTGGATTACTTGGCGGTTGTGGAAATGACCTTGGAGGCGATGCCGGCGAGGTCGGGCGCTTCGAACATGTCGAGGCTGCCGGAACGGTCCTTGGCCTCGTAGTTGAAGTCTCGTTGCGTCTGCAGCCAGCGCGTGGGGTTGCCGTCGGCATCCCGTTCCACGCGCAGCGCGAACACGAAATCGAAGAAGTACCCGACGCCTTGCTTGAGCATGTTGCCGGGCATGGCGGGGTAGTACAGCATCGCGCCGGTCTGCTCGTCCTTGGCGCGCTCCTGCTTGCATGAGAAGTAGACGTTGCGGCCGGGCAGGTCGCGGAAGGCGCGGATCAAATCCGTCATCTTCTCGGCGAGCGCACCGTAGGCTTGGCGCGGGTCCTTGGCGACCTTCTTCTCGTGGTTCAGCACGACCTCGGCGATCTCGCTGATCGAGTCGAGACAGATCCACTTGTAGCCCTGGCCGTCGGCCGAGTTGGCCACGAAGTCATAGGCCTCGTAGAGCGAGCCCAGATCCTTGACCTCGATGACCGGGATGTCGTGACCGCGCAGCGAGAGCAGGCCCGACTCCGCGCTGATGATGATGGTGGGCTCGTCCGTGGTTGCGCACAGCGAGGTCTTGCCGGCACCGGCCGGCCCGTGAACCAGGAACTTGAGGCCGCTGATCGCGGCGCTGTCCTTGGTCGAAGTGAGTTTGATTGCCATGTGGTCGTCTCCAGTAGGCGTCAGAAAATGGGCATTGTGATACTGCCCGGCGAGTTAAACGGCTTCGATCTTGATCGAGGGGGAGGCTTCCTTCGCTTCGAAGAAACGAGCCGCGGAGATCTGCGCCTTGTCCTCGAGCTTGCGGAACTCGGAGACCGAGAGGGAGGCGGACCACTTGAAGATGTTCTGCACGTCGAGCGGGAGCTTGGCCCAGTCGTTGGTGAGCTTCTCGGTGTCGACCTTGCGATCGATCTTGTAGGTCACGGTGACCTTGTAGCCGTCGGCTTTCTGGGAGATCGAGCCCTCGGGCTTGTTGGGATCCTTGAGGATCTCGGCGATGACGCCGTCGATGCGGCGGCGCTCGGCGATCGCTTCGTCTTCGGCGCGCTTGGCGGCGATGCGGGTGGCGATCAGTTGGGAGAGAGAAAGTGCTTCCATGATTGCGTCCTTTCGGAGTGGTTGTAAACGTGCGTCTCAGATTTGAGTATAACGCTTGTTATTCTTCGATGCAAGCGTGAACGACGGTGGTCTCGGGCTGGACCATCGGAACCCGGAGCTTCTCGAGCGATCGCTTGAGGGGGAGGGCGGCAATAAAAGCCTCGGCGCAAAGGTTCCCGACGTAGGCGGGGTCCCTGGCGAGATCCATGGTGAGGTTCTCGACGCGGCTGAGGACGGCGATGGCTTGGGCGATGTCTTTGGCGGTAAGCATTGTGATACTCCTACAGAAAAAAGAACAGGGTGACTGCGAATGCGACGCCGAACAGGCCGCCGCCAAGGATCAGAACGATATCGTTTGAGCGTCTCATGCTGCTTCCTTTTGATTGAAGTTGGGATCGCTGAGAACCCAGGCATTTGACTCGCTGTAGCCGGGCACGGCGCGGATCGCTGACTGCGTGATGGCGGCGATGATCGCGAAGGCTTCGGACTGCTCCCAGCCGTCCGCCTCGCAAGCCTGGTAGCCGTAGCCGTGGCAGGCCTTCACGACGTCGATCGGGTTCAGTCGGTTGGGCACACGCTTGAACTTGAAGCCATGGGCTGCGTCGGCCTCGCGGTACCGGGCGTTGACGCTGCGAACGTTCTCGGCGTACAGGACCGAGGCGATGCGCTTCTCGTGGCCGCGGACTTCGCGACGGCGTCCGCCCCAGTAGTAGCTGACCGCGTTGATGCCGTGGCGCTCGGCGGCCCAGCTTACGAGGGCGTTGATGTGGTAGTCGGGAACGAGGAATGCGGACATAGCGGTATCTCCTAGTTAACTTTGAACATGTCGAAGGCCCAGTCGGCGCCGTACTGGTCGGCGACGTACTCGTAGCTGCCCTTGGTGCCTTCCTTGACTTCGTCGCGAGCGGGGATCTTGTTACCCCAGTAATCGCGAGCGGGGCGGGGTCCGAGCATGCAGGCGCCGGACTCGATCGCGGCCATCATGGCGCGACCGTAGCTGCCCTGAAACTTCCAGGCGCTGCCGTCGTTGATGGCGCGCTGGATCGCGAGGTAGTAGGTGAGCTCGTCTTCGACGGGCTCGGTGCCCTCGATGATGTTGATGTCGTCTAAATCAAGCATTGTGATACTCCTCAGAAGGGTTTCGGGTTGGCCAGAACGGCGTTGAACTTGTCGCTGCCGATCTGCTCGATCAGGGCCTCGACGGAGGCGAGGGCGTAGACGCGGAGCTCGCGCTTGGTCAGGCCGCGGCTGCTGGTGCGGATGCCCTTGTACTGGCCATGCACGCTGACGATCTTGGCGCCGGACTTGGGATCGCTGACGACCCAGTGACCGGAGGGAAGCTGGTGCAGGGCGAGTTTGTGGGTCTCGGTGCCGGCGATGACGACGATCGGCGAGTACTTGGTCTCGATCATGCTGCCGTCGCGAACTGCCATGTTGAACGTAGGCATTGTGATATCTCCTTGATCAGACGCGGGCGAAGGCGAGGGCCTCGACGTACTCGATGGCGATGCCGAGCGACTTGATGCGCTTGAGGTTGTCGATGCTGAGGGTCTTGGTGCCGGCGATCGCGGCAAAAGTCTTGGCTGCGTCGTTGACGGGGTAGTACTTGACCTCGCCGTAGACAGTTTTGATTTCGATCTGAAGTGCCATGTTGTGTCCCCTTGGGAGCGCCCGGAACCGCCGGGTCGGTGTCGATCAATCAACCGACAGACAAAGAGTATCACAAGCGTGATATCGATGTCAAACGGCCGATCGCCGTGGTGCGAACGTGCTTCATTCCATATATAAGCGAATTGTGATATAAGCCGCACAGCTTTTTAGATTTTGGAGCAGTAGATGGCTAAGCCGAAGGTTCCTGAACAGGATTTCATTGACTTATGGAACAGGCTTGGCAGTGCTAAGTTGGTTGCTAAAGAACTTGAGATGGCCGAACGAGCGGTCTTACATCGCCGGAATTCCATTGAGGCTCGATTAAACATTGAGCTTCCGGCACACAATGACCAAAGGTTGGGGCGACGCACGATTCTTCACAAGGAAGACAGGATCCGCAGCGTTGCCGAGATTGAAGGGGTTGTAATTGTCTTCTCGGATGCCCACTTCATGCCGCAAGAGTCGAGCCCTGCGTTCAAGGCAATGCTCAAGCTGATCAAGCGACTCAAACCGCAGCTTGTGGTCGCGAACGGCGACATCCTCGATGGGGGCACGATCAGTCGATACGGGCCGGAGGACTGGAGCCCGAAGGCCACACTGAAGGAAGAGCTCGAGGCCGTGCAATGGCACATGGATCAAATCGTCAAGGCCTGCAAAGGACTGGGAACGATCTTGCATCGGACCGTTGGCAACCATGACATTCGATTTGACAAGCGCCTGGCAGGGCAGGTGCCTGAGTACCGAGACATTTCCGGCACCAGGCTCGCTGATCACATACCCGAGTGGACTGTTAGCTGGTCGCTAGCCGTCAACGAAAACACCATGATCAAGCACCGCATGCAGCACTCCGGGATTCACAGCGGCTACAACAACACGCTCAAGTCAGGCCTGAACGCCATCACCGGCCACACGCATTTGCTTGAAGTCAAACCTTGGGGCGACTACCGCGGCCGTCGATACGGTGTATCTACAGGCATGCTGGCCGATCCTGATAGCAAGGCGTTTCGCTACATTGAAGACAACCCGGTGCCGTGGTGCTCCGGGTTTGCTGTCTTGACGTATCACAATGGCAAACTCTTGATGCCTGAGCTAGTCGAGACAATCGACGGCACGGCGTACTTTCGAGGGGCGCCGGTTTGAGAGGCTCCGGTCATCCCTCACCCCCAGTCGCTTTAGCGATGGCGGCGCGGGATGCACGCATCAATTCAGCGTATGTGATTACGTTTGGGTTCGTGTCCCATTCGTGGACAACCTGCTGCAACGCCTCCAGCAGATCAGGCGCAGCGGCGATCAGGCGGGCGTCCGCAACTAAATGGTCCGGCACTACCGCAACCGGCGTGCATTGTTCAGCCATGATCCGGCGGTTACCGTTGGCGTGCGCTTTAATCGGGTCGATGTACCACGGCCCCGGTGTGTGTTTACTCATTGCTCACCCCTTGCTCTGATGTCGTCTCGTGTCATGTGTTCTTCTCCTTTGGCAAAAGAAATCGGCAAGCCGTGTGAACAACCTGACCTTCTCCATAGTTGTAAAACTGCTGGCCCTCCTCAAATTTCCCTTGACAGATAGCGCAACGGTGAGGCGCAAACGGGCCGTTAGGTGGAAATAGCTTGCTAGGCTTTCGGGGGTCGGGAAAAACGGCGTTACTCATGTATTCTTCTCCTTTAGAGCTTTGTTTGCATAATCGACGCCCATGCCAAAAGACAATCGACACCCCGTGCTTACGCTTTCATCCCAATACTCGTCCGCTTCCTCATCCGTCAGCCCAACCCATTCACGCTCTTCTGCCTCTTTGATGGCTCTTGCTAGCATGTTGATCGCGTCCTGGAGCTCGTCGTACTGCTGCTCCATGGGCCACGGCTCCGGTTCGCTGGCGCCAATGTAATCGCGCGCATTGGCCATCACGCTGCAGGCTTTCTTCATCGCATCGATGCTCATTGCCAGTACCTCTTCGCTACAACGCCTAGCGCGTAGGCAAACGAAGACCAGCAGACGAACCAGAAGATCCACTCAGGGACCTTCCAGCGAATCCACGACCAGGGCGTCTTCCCGAAGGCCATGATGTCTTGCACCCATAGCTGGTCGTACTCGACGTAGTTGACCGCGGGCGGCTCGTACGAGCTTCCGATCTTCACGCGCTTACCAGGCTGGATAGGGATTGGAACGATCTCGTTATCGCGAACAATGAAGGCCATCAGTTGACCCCTTCGGCGACGGCCTGCCCGTTGATGATCGCGATCGCTTGTTCGTCAATCCAGAACCGCGGCCAGAGAGGGTGAGACTTGAGCTCGGCCTGGGCCTCGAGGAGCTCGAGCGTTGTGTAGGTCGAGCGCGTCTGCCGGGGGCCGGGCCCGATCCAACGATGGGGCTTGTCGTAGCTGGGCAAGTAGGCGATGCCATGCAGCACGAAGACTGGCTGCTTGATGCGTTCTGCTGGTTCGTTCTTTGATTCAAACTTCATATCGTTCTCCTATTTACTTGATGATGGCGGCGTCCGCCGGGGGTTTGATGTTGTCGGGGTCCTGCACAACGAAACGAGTCGACAACCGGATCGCGGTTGCACAGCTCTTGATCGTCTCGATGAACTCGTTTGCCTCTCCATGGGTGAGAGTGCGGTACCACCAGACGCCGCCAGGGCGCTGGTAGTCGAGAGGGATGAAGGCGTAAAAGACTTGTACAAGCATTGTGATATTTCCTAGCAAAGGTGGTTGACGCCGAGGCGCTTGGCTGCCTCGTAAGCTTCGCGAGTCTTGGCTTCGACCAGTCGCTGACCGTGCGCGTTGGCGAACACGCTGCCGAGGTAGCGGTCTTCCTGGCGCAGGCAAAACTCATAGCGATCGACCGCTGCGCGTTGCTCTTTGGTGAGGCGTTGCTTTTTCATGCCTGAGCTCCTTGCGAGGCTGATGCGTTTGCTATGACGGCGTCAAAGTCAAAGACGGTGCCGTCGGGCAGGGCGATCTTTGCGTCGTCGGGGAAGAAGGCATTCGTCTCGCGCTCGTCGTACAGGGCGCAAGCAAGGCGCTGCTCAAGGCCTTCGACAGTGGTGCTGGAGTAGGGGCCAGGTACCAGGGGCCAGGGGATGGTGTCGCAGTCGCCCGCGGCGTAGACCTTCATGAGCATGCTGGGCACGTCGGGGCAATCCCACTTGGGGCTGTCGCCGAAAAGCATGTCTCCGCCGTAGGGGAAGTACAGGGTGCCTTTGATGGCAATCAGTTGAATCACTTTGTTGGAATCAAGCATTGTGATACTCCTTACAGGCTTGCGGGGTCGACAGGTTTGTCGGCCAGAACGACGGTCACTTCGTAGGCCTTCTTGGCTTTGAAAATTTGAGCTGCCTTGACCTGGGCGTCGTAGCTGCGAAGAGCCTGCACGGAAATCTTTTTGCCGCGGTAGAAACAGAGGTAATTAAACATATCGAACTCCTGTCGTGTCCTGGTTCGCCAGGCCGTCGGGTCAAAAGCGACCACGAACGAATAGTATCACGCTTGTGATATTCGTGCAAACAGGAGGTCGCAGGGGTACTTAGCCCCTGAGATTCAACGATTGGTCATTGCCTTGATGGCGGCGAGGATCGCGGCCTTGGCCTGGTCATCGAGCGATCGGAATGCTTCGATGAGATCCTGCTCGGCTCGAGCGCCGATGGTGTTGATCTGGAAGGGGTCACCCTTACCATCGAGGATCCACTGAGGGTTGGCCTGCAGTGCTGCAGCCAGCTTCAGTAGGGTAGGGGCCGAGGGCTTCCTCGAGCTGTCGGTGACGATGTTGCTGATCGCCGCCTGGGTGATGCCAACTTTGTGAGCAAGCGCCACTTGGGTGTACCCCCGGACCTCCATGAGGTATCGGAGCCTACCGCCGATGGAGAGCTTTTCAAAGTTCTTGGTCATTGCTTCCCACCCCTGGTAAGCCCGACCGCTTTGCAGTTGGCTATCACATTGTCTATACTCTCGACATCCCACCAGTCAGGAACAAGAACATGGACATCGACAGCGTTATCAAGCACTTCGGAACTCAAGTTGCGGTTGCGCATGCGATCGGGGTCACCCAGCCGACGATCAGTAACTGGCGGTCGAGGGGTTCGATTCCAAAATTGCAACAGTTGCGTATTGAACACATCACGGGCGGAAAGCTGCGCGCGAAGGACGGAATCCTGCCGCGCAAAGTATCACGCTCGTGAAGTCACCTCAAGCGAGAGCATTCAGACCGGGCTAGCGCGACGGCGCAAAAAGCGGCTAGAACCACCGCCTGCCCAGGTCTTCCCTATGGTTCGTGTCATTGAAAGGTTCGCAATGATCGGAGCAACGAAAGCCGCATCACCGCGTGACGCCCCCTTCGGGTATCGAGGGAAAGGCGGAAGCGGATGATGATTAGTTCCAACGAATATAACAATGGTAATAGCCCATCCAACAGCGAGTTCCTCACGGAACTGTTACGGGCTGCACCTCGAGGGTCAACGGTTTGGGTGAACGCATTCATCGGCAACCCGAACGGATCCGACGCCAACTGGGGAGGGCGGGCATACAACGCAGCGCTCATGCGGGCCGATGTGGACGGCTGGACGAGGCAGAACACCTACTTCTCCGTGGGCTCGGTTACTAGGGGCAAGGACGGGTCACTTCACAGGCGTAAATCCCATTTTGCACGATTGCTCGCTCTAGTGGCAGACGATGTTTCAAGCGACGAGCTTCTAGGAGCTGCTAGTTGGTCGCTCGAGACATCGCCCGGCAAGCGCCAGGTTGGGATCTTCTTAGACGGAGCGGATCCAGACTGCGCCAATATCGAGATCGTGTCACGCCTTGTGACAGTCATGGCCGAACGTGGCCACATCCAGGCGGACCTGTCGGGCAACAACGCGGTTCGGTACGTCAGGCTGCCGGTGGGGCAGAACCAAAAGCCCAGGCCTAGCGGGCACTGGACGCACCGCATGGAGTACTGGCGCCCGCAGGCCAGGTACACGCTGTCGGATGCGGCTGCGATCTTCGGCATCGACCTGGACGAGATACGCCACAGCAAGCCGGCGACGGTCGAGCGGGCCACGATCCATCAGGGTGAGCAAGACGAGCGCTTGAAGGTGCTCACGGGCAACATCCTGCGAGGCGAAGCGCTTCACGACTCGATCAACATCGCAGCGGCCAGTCTCGTGGCCTCGGGCACCGCGCCGGGCGCAGTGGTCAACATCCTGCGCGCATTGATGGATGCGTCGAGCGCTGTCAGGGACGATCGCTGGAAGGCACGGTACGAGGACATCCCGCGGTCGGTATCGACTGCGCAAGAGAAGTTCAAGTACGAGCCCACACCCAGGCTTGCGAACGCATCGGTCGATCCGCTCACGGGCGAGATCAAGCAGCACGAGCCACTGTTCGAACCCATGGACAAGATCATCGAGACGCTGAGCTCGGTGAAGTGGATCGTTCGCGACTACCTCGAGATGGACGCGCTCTCGATGGTCTTCGGGCCATCAGGGGCGGGCAAGTCGTTTGTGGTCACCGACCTGGCTGCCAGCATCGCAACGGGCACCCGGTGGATGAACCGGGAAGTCAGGCAAGGGGCGGTGTTCTACATCGCAGGCGAGGGCCACAACGGTCTGGCCAGGCGATTTGCGGCCTGGTCCAAGCATCACAACGTGTCGCTTGCTGGCGCTCCGCTCTTCAAGAGCAAGCGCGCTGTCAGCATGCTGGACGGCGACTCGGCTGAGATGGTCAGGCTCGAGATCGAGCGGATGATCGCCAACACCGGGTACATCCCGATGTCGGTCATCCTCGATACGCTGGCCCGAAACTTCGGCCAGGGCGATGAGAACAAGCAAGCCGATGCGAATCGGTTCATCGAGCACCTGGACACCTTCATCCGGCGCCCGTACGGCTGCAATGTGATGGTCGTTCACCACTCGGGCCACGACATGGACCGGGCTCGTGGGAGCTCGGTCTTCAAGGCTGCCATGGACCAGGAGTTCTGGGTCAAGGGCGCCAACGGGATGATCGAGTTCACCACGACCAAGATGAAGGACGCAGAGCTCCCACCGCCTCAGCGTTTCAAGATCAAGCAGATCGACCTGGATCGATTTGATGACGAGGGCGTGATGATTCGCGGCGCCTACATCGCTCAGGACGGCAACCCGCTCGAGTTCGAAGTGGCCAAGACCAAGGCAGGCAAGGTCGTGACCGCGTACGAAGTCATGAAGCTGACCTACACCAACTGGCCCGGTCTGGCGCCCCTGGCTCAGTCGCTGGGCGTGTCTGAGGTCACGATCGAACGCATCCGCAAGCGGATGCTGCAGGAGGGTTTGCTTGAGCCTTCGGCGGGCTCCAGAGCGGGCTGGAAGTACACCGAGAAGGCGACCGAGTTCTTCGAGCTGCAGGGCGATGTGTTGCTTTCAAACCACGATAAGAAGCAGCGGGAGGCCTATGGGGAGGACGACAGTGATGAGAAGTAGAGCGGTGTTGGTGGTCGAGTTTTGCTTAAAAAATAGGCAGGATCGTTCTAGGTTTTTCACCCTCACCCCCCCTGAGGGTGACTATTTTTTAGGCACCCTCACTTGCCTGAGGGTGAGCTGAGGGTGATTCACGAGTGTTATGGTGAAATTGGAATTAAATCAATGACTTATCCTACTTATGCACATGAGGGTGAAACTGACAAATGCCTGAGGGGCAGTTCACCCTCATCACCCTCACCCCTATATAGGGTGAGGGTGAGTGCTGAGGGAGGGGTGAAGTCGTCAAAAACAGGGCCTCGAAAGATTGGCTGAAATATCACAATGCTTATACAGAAAGGACTAATTGCTAATGAGAATTCATTATCAACAAGAAGAAATAACGGGACTGGGTTCCGGGATGGTTCGGACGCTGTCGTTGGAGCTGCCTTGGCCTCCGACCGGCAATCACGCGACCAAGCACACGACGACCGGCGGGCACTACAAGACGCGAGAAGCGGGGCTGTACCGCTCGATGGTCCGCAATGAGGTCTACCAGTCAATGCTGACCGGTTTGCCGCTTACAGGGCCTCTGGAGGTCTCCTGGCTGCTGGCGCCACCGGACAGGCGTGCGAGGGACGTCGACAACGTGCGCAAGGAATGCGCCGATGCGCTGACTCTGGCGGGCTTGTGGGTAGACGACTCGTGCAAGGTCATCCGGCGCGAACGGTTCGAATGGACCGAGCCGGTGCCTGGAGGCCGCGTGATGCTCGAAGTGGGGGTGCTGGCATGAACTTCTTCGAGATGGCCAGGCGGGTGCTGGTCAACGACATGGTCGAGCGCACCCCACCGCACGAGCGGCTACGCGTCCAGCTCGAGGTGCTGCACGAGCACGCGGTCGAGCTTGTTGAGCTCACCGCAAAACTTCGCGAGCGTGCTGAAGCGCTGGCGCGCGAGTTCGGGCTGGACAAGAACGAGGGGGGCGACAAGCCATGACGACCCGAGCAAAGCCTGGCACCGACTTCGTTGCTGCTCAAGCCGACCGGATGTACGAGCTGCTGCGTCAGCGCTCAGCGCTGCCGCGCGAGGATCTCGAGTACGTCGCCGATGCGGTGGCCAGGCTCAAGGATCCGCGGCTCAAAGCGTGCGTGGCCGACCTGATCGGCTGGGGCGATGAAGAGCGCGCCGAGATCGAGACCTTCGTAGCGATCTCAATCGAGCTCATGAAGCGATCGACCGTGTCGACGCTGCGCTCGTGCGCGAGGACCGTCGAGCTGCGCCACCTGGTGAAGCAGGGGGTGGAGCAATGACTCGCACCGAGATCCTGCGCATGGCCAACAACGTCGGCCTTGGTCGTCACCTAGACCAGATCGAGGCGATCGTAAGGCAGGTGCGCCGCAAGACGAAGCCACTGACACCGACCGAGCGCGCCTACCTCGGGCACCTGACCGAGCCCCGCTCACTGCGCGATCTGTCTGCGCACTTCGGCTGCACGACCGAGGGCGCACGCAAGCACCTGAAGGCTCTCGACGCGCACGGGCTGATCACCAGGGAGTTGCGCTTCAAGTGGGCAAACGGCAAGCGAGGCGCGTGGGCCTGGTACTACCAGGCAAAGGAAACTACATCGAAATGAACCCAAGACAAGAAGCGATTCTTCAGCACCTCAAGCAGCGCCGTAACCCCGCCTCTGTCTACGACCTTGCGGCCAAGTTCAACATGTCCACCGACGGCATTCGGATGTCCATGAGGAGGCTTGCCAAAGCCAACCTGGTTCACCCTGAGAGGCTCTACAACAAGCGCCCAGGGTTCAAGAAAGGCGCATGGAGGTTGTACTACAGCGCCGTGAAGCCGAAGACCGAGGAGACAGGACAGTACGACTTTCACAACCCATTTGGACTATGAGCATGAAGGACTATTTCGCAGGACACACGCAGTGGCGCACGCCACACGAAGACACGCCACCGCTGGGCGTCAAGATGCTGCTGCTCAATGGCGGTGGCGTATGCGTCATCGGAACGTGGGGAGACTGGGCCGTGGCCTGGGCGCCGCTGCCGAGGGTGCCGGCGCACATCAAGGAGCTGCTGCTGCCCAAGCGGCCGGCCGCGGAGATGCCGCCGATCGATGACTGGAAGCTCACCGCGGGAGACATGGCATGAGGTGGCTACTCCAGAAACTCGTAGACGCATGGTGCGACTGGACGCACGGGGGCGGCGCGATCCGTCGCGACCCGACCGGCTGCATCAACTGGCAGTGCCACAAGTGCGGCCGATGGGCACTACCGACCGCGCTCGAGTACGAGCGTTCCATGACCGACCGCCACATCAGGGAGCACAAGCGATGAAGCGAGAGGACATCATCAGCGCCGCTCGAGCCTCGGGCGCAATGGACTTCTCGTGCAACGGCTACACGCACTGGTCGATGCCCAACTCAACGGCGTTCCTGATCCGGTTCGCCGAGGAGATCGAGCGCCGGCTACATGAAGTCCCACTCCACGATCGTCGCGACGCGGTATCCCTTTCGTCGCCAGATCCTGATCCTGGACTGGACAGCCTCGGGCGTTCGCATGGGTAGCGAGGACACCGGTCTGTCGTGGAACGTCCATCCGAGGAGGACGGTTGCGGGCAGCGTCTTTCGCCGACCAGCAGGCGCCTTGAGCTTTCTGCGCAAGGGCGCGTTCTTTGTAGTAGCCATGCGAAATCACGCCTGTGATGGAAGCTTCACCGTACCAGTTTGCGGAATGCCGAGTGTTTCCCTATCTTCCGCTTCCTTAGTGAGTTCAGGGGAAAAATGAGCAAACTACCCGATTGGGTCATTGACCTTGTACGCCAGTGCGCAAGCGACGATTGGTCTGGCGTCGATCGCGAGCTCGACTACCCGAGGGTCAGTCCGATGTTCGCAAGGCTGCTACCCGAGATGGCTGAGACCGAAGAGGTCACGGGTTACAGCAGCCTCGAGCTCAAGGCCTGCAGAGAGGGCATCGACTGGCTGAGCAAGGAGCACCCGGCCGAGTACGCGTCGCTCACCTGGGAGTTCCAGCGCTGGAAGCGCAAGCACATGGGGCGCCCCGATCAGCACGATGCGAATCTGCAACGCGCAGGCGCGCTGCTCGCTGCGTACATCGATCGGATATGTGACAACTAAGTATCACATTGGTTATACTAACGACATCATCAACCCACATGGAGACGACCATGGCAATCAAGAAACCGGCTGTAAGCCCCAAGCCACCGAAGATCACGCAGTTCCCGCCCTTGTTTCCGCTCCGGCCCTACCAGACCGAGCGCGTCACGCGCAGGCCAGGCTCGGCCGACTTCGAGAAGCTCCCGAGTCGCGCAGGCGAGCAGACGATCCCCTACAAGCCGAGCCTGTAATGCAGCCGAGCGAGAAGCTGCCGCCATGGCCCAAGTACAACCCCAACAACCCCTTCCGGTTCCAGTACGACGCCTACGGGCGTCTGGCCAAGCCGCCGCAACCGAAGAAGGTCAGCAAACGCAAGCAGGCCGAGACGGTCGGCCTCGCTCCATTCTGAAAGGACGAGCATGAAAACAGAGCCAACACACATGGAGAAGATGGTTCTTGACCGCATCCTGTCGCTCAAGAACCCGCAGAGCAACCTGCAGATTGCGAAGCACTTCGCGATCTCGCGCCCGACCGCAAGCAAGCACATTCGCGCGCTGATCAAGCTGGGCTTGGTCGAGCCGCACGCAAGGGTGGGCAGCCAGTACTTCTACGGCAGGCCTCGCACCGAAGACGATCCGATCGAGGTGAGAATGGTCAAGATGCCGCGCGCATACCCTGAGCGCTCCACGCACACCAAAGACGCCACGAAGCTTGCGCGCCAGCGCAGCGATTCGGCAGCCCTCCAGAACATCTGGGGAAGTGTGGTGAAGCTATGAGCTTCGTGTGCCCGCTTCCGCCCATCAAGGTCTTCATCCGCAAGTCGTTTCTCTACGACCACAAGCAGGGCTACAACGACCTGGTCGAGGGCGTGTGGTGCTCGGTGAAGTCGATCCGAGGTGAGGCGTTTCGCTTCGAGACCTACATCCCCGAGACCGGCGCCTTGTTCGACAAGCTGCCGATTAGTGCCTTCGTGTGGCACGAAGGTATCGAGGATGACGAGCTCATGCCCTTGGACATGCTGCAGATCTGGGATGCGATGAGCTACCACGTCGAGCTGATCCACAAGCCGCTGCTCGCCGGCCTGCGCTGCGAGTTCTTCGGCAAGGACGGTGAGAAGCACCCCGGCGAGTACATGTTCACGCTGGACAACTGCAACCCGGATCCGCGCATCCCCGACTTCGGCTTCGCCGAGAGCCCGGACGAGCACAAAAGCTTCAACGTGCTGCGCCTGGACAATGGCCAGTTCGCACTGCAGCCGAACAACCGATGCACGTTCATTGACCCGTCGCTCGCCCCCAGGGTGATGTCGCAGGCCGACTACCGCGTATGCACGACCAAGTATCGCGTGGAGAACACCGCCAAGTGGAGGCTGGGAGACACGACGTCGTTTGATTACGACAGCAGGACCGAGCATGCCTGACTTCATCAGCCCCAAGGACCTTGCAAAGCTGAACAAGACGATCGACAAGCGCATGGGCTTTCGATCGCGCGTGGCCGAGGCGAAGACCAACGCCGAGCGCCAGCGGCTGTGGCGCAATGGGGCTAGCGGTCGCGCGGTGCTGGCCAAGTTCAACCACGTCGGCGCAGCCTCGCTCGTCTACATCAAGAACCAATGGGGATTCAAGACCAACGTCGAAGCCGTGCAGACTGCGGTCAGGTACCTTGCAGTGCAGACGCGCAAGGGGCTCGAGCGCATCGACCTGGAGATCGATTGACCGCGGATATCACAATGATGTATTCTTGACGCGGGTAATTGCGCCCAAAAGTTGACTCCTTAACATGAGGTTTGCCGGCTACCAGCCGGCTTTTTTATTTTCTGGACCCGGTTGATCGACCCGGTTGCCCGTCTCCCGATCGGCGAGAGATGCCGCGGTCCAGTCCCGCAGGAGATGCCATGAAAGGCCTGATCAATCGTGCGACGGCCCAGGGCCTGTACGCAAACATTCACGCCAAGCGCGAGCGAATCGCCGAGGGTTCGGGCGAGAAGATGCGCAAGCCAGGCGCCCCAGGCGCACCGACCGCGCAGGCCTTTCGCGACTCCGCCAAGACCGCGAAGAAGTAGCCATGGGGATCATCTACCGGGGCATGCAGTTCGCGGGCTATGACAGCCCCAAGCGCACGCCCGGACATCCCGAGAAGTCTCACGCGGTGCTGGTAAAGGTCGACGGCAAGACGCGCCTGATCCGCTTCGGCCAGCAGGGCGTCAAGGGCTCCCCCGAGGGGAGCGATCGCAACAAGGCATTCAAGGCGAGGCACGCCAAGAACATTCAGAAAGGCAAGACGTCGGCCGCGTATTGGGCCGCCAAGGTGAAGTGGTGAACCAGACTCAGAAGAAGCCGCGACAAGTCGCGCCGCACAACATACCCAAGCGCGCAGCCTCCGATGAGGCCAAGGAAAAGGTGCTTGCGATGGCCGACGAGATCTTCGATCGGTACGTCGAGGGCGAGTCGTTCTACCGCATCGCCAACAGCCTGCCGTTCCCGATCAAGGGATGGCGCATGCGCGACATCCTGATGAACTCGGAGGAGACGCGCGAGACCTACGAGAACGCAGCAATCCTGCGCTCGCACCACTTCATCGAACGGGCGATCGACTTCGGCCGTGACTCGGCGCAACTGGGCGACGCCTCGGGCTACCGCGTGGCGATCGACACCCACCTGAAGGTCGCCGCAAAGATCAACCCACGCGAGTACGGCGACACCAGCAAGGTCGAGCTGACCGGCAAGAACGGCCGGGCGCTCGAGATCAAAGCTGACTTGACGCTTACAGCAGAGCAGGCCTACGAGCGCCTGATCAAGGGCGAGTAATGGAAGGCTTCGACTGGCGCAACCCCGACTACGAGGCGATCTTCAAGATCCGCGTCGAGCGCTTGCAGCGCATGCGCGAGCAGCCCGAGATCGTGGCGAGGCTCCAGGACTACTACGCCGGGCACCCGGCGGACTTCATCAACGACTGGGGCATGACGTTCGATCCGCGCCTGGCCGAGCGAGGCCTGCGTACGGTCGTGCCGTTTGTGCTCTTCCCCAAGCAGC